CAACGACTCTATATCGAATATGAATAAACGTATACCGTCTATTCAGAAGGATATCTACGATTCATTTCAGGAAGATTTACGGAAATTGGATCTTCAGGATGGCCGGATAAAAACAACAGTCAAGAACCTGTCATTAATCAATTCTATTAAAAATAAACTGAATCGGATAATACTTACAGAGGAGTATAAAGCAGAGGTAAAGGACTTCGCCAAATCGTTTAATGAGATAACCAGCCTGCAGAACAATTATTGGCGGGCCGTTGAGTCCACATTTAAGCCCAAGCCCTTATTACTGGCAATTAAAGAACAGGCAATCACCGATACCGTTTCTAAGCTCACAGAAGCAGGGATTGGCGCCAATATCGCTGAACCTATCGCCGATATCCTTCGGACCAATATAACAACAGGGGGGAGTTATAAAAAATTAACAGAACAATTATGGGAGAACCTGGTGAGTACGCAGACACCTGGAACATTAGAAAAATATGTTGGGCAAATAACTACTGATGCAGTTAATCAATATAGCAACCAATACACTCAGATTGTCTCTAATGACCTTGGTTATGAATGGTTTAAATACGATAACACAGACATATTAACAACCCGCCCTTTCTGCGATGCGATGACTGACCGACCTTACTTTCACATTAGCGAAGTGCCGGCACTTCTCCGAGCCGAGGGGTTAACATACATCAATAAAAAGACCGGTAAGCGCGAGCCAGTTATGATTTATGAAAAAACCGGATTACCTTCCGGCATGATACCGGGAACTGATGCAAGCAATTTCTTTATCAGACGCGGAGGGTACCGGTGCGGGCATAGTATACGACCCGTCAACGAGCGTCAGGTGCCGCAATCTGATAAAGAGCGCGTTTATGCGACATCGGCCTACAAAGCCTGGAAGTCAGCAAATAGTTAATGATCAATTTTGAATTAGAATGGAGAGAGGTACCATGTACAGGCGAGCCGTGCATAGTATGTCATGAGCCTATTTATTGGAAACAGTTTCAATTACATACGGTAATAAGCATGCAAGCAACTCCTTTAGAACAGATAGCATGTGCGAGTTGTTATATTGAAATTGAGAAAGAGGAGGGTTAGTATTTTTTTAGCTCTAGCTCTAATGAATCAAGTTGGTGTTGTAGTTCCCATGTTTTTAGTTCATACTTTAAAGCAACAGAATCCAGTTTTTTTCGATCCTTAAGAATATTTGGGGAAACATCTTTTAAATGCTGAATCGCCATTTCATACCCTTCTTTATAAGCCTGTGCGTCCATTTCCATTTGCTTAGACTTATATTTCCTGCTTGCGTCGAGTGCGGTATGGTATGCGCTTAGCTTATTAGATGCTGATTTATATTTACTTCTTTGAGATTCAGCATCATATAGTTTAGCTTTTGTGGCCTTAATTTCTTCAACGATTTCAGCTTTTCTGTTTGCGCATCCAGCCAGGATAACTGTTGCAATGAATAAGTAGAAGTGTCTCATTTTTTGGGTTTTAGGCCCAAAAAGTACAAATAATTCTATATATCAACTGTTATAATTCTACCCTGCGGGATTGGGCGCTCTGCGATTATCTTAAATTTACAGTTATTCAGGCCGTCTTTTGCCTTTCTTGGCTTTTTCGCCTGAGCCATTTTTGCAGGATCGAAACCTATGGGGTTGTCTTTTGGATGGGGGAGAGATAAATAACGATGCTCCCGCCTTTCTATCTGTAATTCATTGGCTAATACTGAATAATAAAGGCTGTCATCCTCGCCACCCCATCCCCAAAACTGGTTGCTATAACCATTAATCTTTTCAAAATCGGCGCGGTTGAACGCAACTACTCCACCAAAATACTTTTCGTGTGGCATTTGCCAACCGAACTGACTAGCCTGGGTTGCCAGGTGGGTCGGGTGTTCAGGATATGAGTAATTAGCCGGTCCCTGCACCAGCATATCAACATCGTGGAAGATGAAGTAGTCGGCTTCTGATTGTAAGGCTCCGATGTTCTTGATTAACCCCCGATTGAACTGTTTATTTAGCGATTGCTCAATTACTAGGAATTCCGCATCTGGAAACTTTGGCCTGTAATGTTTAAGGAATTTAGCCAAGTGTTGAGCCCTGTTACGGTAGGGAATTATTATTGATAGCTTATTCATACAGCCATTTGTGTAGTTTATCAAATAAGGCTTTTGCTTCACCCTCTCTTTTGAAGTACATTTTTATATCATTGGAAAATCCGTTAACAAGAATCATTACAGACCATTTCTTTGCATGGTTTAACCAGCTTATTTCAATGCCGGCAATATTTTGTTTAGCTGCCACCGTTTTAAATGAATTAAAAACATTCTCCCATCCTAACTCCTTATCATTTTCGTCCTTTGGTTCATCGGCATAAAACCGGACGCTATACATGACACTGTTGTCCCGGATCTCCAATGACAATTCAGTGAAATCCGTTACTTTCTGGTTTTCCAGATCAATGTTAGGGATATCTATTTTGTGCAGTACAGTCATTTGTTAACTTCTTCGAGTATACGTTTTTTGCAGCCCTCGTAAGTGTAATGGCGTTTAGCCTGCTCTATTTGTTGCCTGAATTGTTTAGCATAATTGGGACAGCCGTGCCCGTATATTAGTTCAAGAACATTCGTGTTACCGTTAACAACTAAACCAGGGAAATCGTCATTATAAGGTAACACGAACTCATCGCTCACATATACCGGAATCGCCCCATACTGTATTGCCTCCGCAATCCTAAAGCTACTTTTTCCGTACCCGCGCGGGCATAATGCGAACACTGTCCGGGCCAAGATATTACAGTATTCTTTCAGTGGTACTTTCTTAAAGTTCACTACACAGTCCTTCACGCCGGCAAACTGCTTCACCAGCTCCTTTCTTATTGGGTGTGTGTCTCCTCCAATAAACGATGCGAATATATCTCGCTTACAATCGAACTTAAATCCATGAGGCTGGCAAAGTAAAGGGATAGGGTAATCAATACGGCCTCCAGACATACCAAACACAACGATGTCGAGGTCTTTAAAATCAACCATTGGGCCATCATCGTATTGGCATATGGTAAAGTACTTTTTATCCCGAGGCAGGTTGTCAATAAACCGCTGCATATTGTTGCGGCCGCGTTCTTTTTTACCATAATTATTACTTACCCAATAACCTGTCCAGAATATAGGAACATAAATCCTTCCGGTTATTTCATCGGGCAAAGTATTGTCGAAAAACCATCGTTCGAACTCGTGCAGGTTGTCAGATGGGTATGGGAATGGATGTTTAATCCGGAACTCTAACGGGGTAGGCAGAATTGTTTTTGGCCTGTGCGCCACATGTGTTCTCGGGTATGTCGTTTTTCTGATCATCCCAGTCGGGTTTTTCTAATATACAATGCGTCAGACCACATGCCGCCAACCCATTGACCCGTTTCTACACGTTCGAATTCATGCAGTAACTCGTCAAGTTCATTAACCAGCGTACAACCTTGATATACTTCATCTTTATTCACTTCAGTATACACGTAATTAACCTGCTTCAGTGTTTCTTTGGCGCCTTTTAATACCCGCCCTTCGAAACCCTGGCAATCCATCACCAGTAATTGATATCCTTTGTGAGCAAGGCCAAGACTGTCCAATCTCTTTACCGTTACAATCTCGGTATTCGGCAGAGTTATACCCGGGTGGATCTTCAAGTGTTTATCCATCTTCAGCAGACTGTTGCTCTGTCCTTCGTTCTGACTGCCAGTATACATGACTTGTTCACACTCTACCTCACCACACGCTACATTGAACAATTGTATATGATGATGTGCGGAGAACTTATTTTTTAGAATATTAAAAGCGGCTGCGCAGGGCTCGATATATACGAAACGCTTTATGCCGGCCGCAACGTAATCGGCATGTTCTTGCGCGAAATGAGCGCCTACATGGATGCAGCCGTTGGCTTTGATGGAGTATTTATTGACGAGGGTGGGGAAGTTTAGGAGCATGATTCTATTTTATTGTAGTCGATTTCTTTTAACTCTGTTTTATGGTAGAATTCGTTCATGTTCATCCACCTTTCATGTTTTTTATTTTCACACCGAAAAAGTAGCTTACTAAGTTTATGAAAAACTATGTCCCCTACTTTAATCATAAATTCGAAATTAAAACAATTGGCGATTGACAATCCTTGACAATTCCATTAATAGGCAAACCTCTGAATATATTTGCTGCCCGCATCGACGCCGGCAAACCCTGGCTGTAAAATTCTTCATCATTGCATTGTAAGTCTTCTATAAAATAGTGTTTACCATTATACAACCCAAAGAAGGTCATCAATTGGTCACGGCTATTGTGGGAGCCGTCGTCTATTATTACGTCGAAATCAAGATTGCGTAATAGTTCCAATATTTGCCAATCACATTGGTTGCCTTGGTGCATTGTAAACCGGTCGAACTTAAGTTTACCTTCAGATAAACGATCTATATTGTAATAGACATTCCTGATTTCATTTTCTATAAAAAGATCAAGGCCGTGAATTTCCGCATTAGGGAAGTATTCCGCCCACACCCCCAAGCTTGCCCCTTCTTTTACGCCGATCTCTAAAATACGTTTAGGTTCTTTTGGCAGGGACATTTCGTAAAAGGGGATATAGCCGTGCTGCAACTTATCAGTTCCGTATTTGACTGCGAGGTCGTGAAGTGTCATGTTTAATAATTTATATACCAAATATTACCAGGCAACAACTCAACCGGCTTGCCTTCTGCTTTCGCAAACTCATCAACCGCTTTGTTCACACCCTCAAAAATATTGTAGTCGTGGCCGGACAGAACGCCGCCAGGTTTAATGATCTTAGAATAGTTTTCGCACTCCCATTTCACATCTTCATAATCATGGCTGCCGTCGAGGAAAACGAAGTCAAACTTAAAATCTTTGGCAACGCTATTGTAAAAAGTATAACTATCAATCCGAACAATAGAGGCATTAGGAAATCCAGAAAGGCGATCTATGGCGAATTGGTGAAGCTTGTCGTATTCCTCCTGACAAGAAAAACCGGGCATAGCCGGATAATACAGATAAGGGTCAATGCAGGTTAGATTGTCAAGTTCAGTGTTTTGCAATAGGTGATAAGCATTACCTCCATAAGCGGTACCGATCTCAATACCTGTTTTATACCCTCGTTCTTTTAAAAACTGGGCGAGTGGTTTATAATGAGCAGTAAGACCAATTGAGTAATCCTGCCCTGCCATTTGTTCTATATCTGAGTATGTACGCATACAAAATTTATAAAGGTTCACTTAAATCGTAATAATCCAACCACCTGCCGCTAACATCCCAGCACCCGAATGTGCAGAAGTAATGAACGGTTATAGTTTTCCCAACCATAGCCGAATACCATGCTTTGGGGTCGCTGCATTTAGTTATCCTGCGCAGATCCGGCTTTTCACCCTTCGGCCATTGCCTGGCTGCATAATCTGGGTAGGGTTTGCTCATGCTTTTATTTTTATAAACCTTTCCGGCATCAAATCAACCGCCTCGCTACCGTTAACACCGCACCATGGCCAGTGCTTCGTGTCTGGTGCAACAACCGCCGGATTATTGCCTCGCAATAATGCTGGGAAAAGGCTATAAGACGAGTTTGCAATAATGAAAGCATTTGCATTATACATATCCCTGATGTCTGTGAGTGGGTCTTTATTCTCACTATATTCAAAACGGCATATGTCATCAAACTTAGTGTGATCTGCCAGCCCGCATTTGATAAATTGTTTACACCAGCTAATATCATCGCTGTAAACACGAAACTTTGAATATCCTTGTAATGCTAGGAGTTCAATCGATTTTTTGTAGTACTCTAAATGCATCACCGGAAACTGATCAGGATATTTCAAGTAGTCCCCCCTGCGCACATGCACAGCCACATAATCTGCCGGCTTATGAACGAACCCCAGCGCCTCCGCAATCTGCTCTTTATAACCATGCCAGTACTTTTCGCTTTGGAAATACCCCTCAATGGTGAGACTATCAACCTCCGGCAGCGGATCATAACAATGCCGCTTCTCTTTGTAATAGTGTAACGTGGCGCTCTTTGTTTCCGGAAGATGACTGAAATAAGTTCGCCAAATGCCCGGGCTTATAGTCTTTTTAGGGATGGAATAAGTGGTGCCCATTTTGAGAGCATGGGCAATGGCCGCACTTATCATGAAACACTGGTTGCCAAGCTGGGCGAAAAGTTTGGGTTGAATCATTGGGTAGCTTTTAGTTCTTTTCCTATTAGCGCAGCAAATAATACCTGAAATTGATGTACATATTTTATATCTGGAAGTGGTTCCCGGCCTTCGCTGTATTGTTGTATGTAAACCTTACAAACCGGTTCGCCATTTTCGATATATAAGTTAAATATTTTAGCGAATTCATAGCCATAATTAAAGTGGACTCCTAATTTTACAACCCATTCATAAGTAAGTGGAATTCTTTCAAGATCGTTATATAACGACCTGTTCCATGCCGCAATTTCGTTACTTGTTTCACCGAGTTTACAGAATCCAATCATATCCTCATATTCGTCATCAATATCCATTGATAACGAGGTGATATACACTACTTCGCCCTTATATAATAAACAATTTCCAATTTTTAATTCAGACAGTTCAATTAACGGCTTAACTTCGTATGCCATGTGTAATTAATTAATTTGAATTTTCTCATAATCCACAATCTTCCCCATATCCGGCTCATTCGTTCCTTCTTTACAAGGTATTTCTGCAACTAATTCACCCAAAACATGGCAATAACCTAATTCGTTTTGCTGGCAGTACCTTTCCGCGTCCTCGTGATTAATACCTGGCACATTAGGGCCTGCCCATAATTTCATTACCCCGTCATTGGGATCAATAGCTAGTATTTCGGTAACCCACATTCTCATACAATACCGTTTTTCTGGTTATGCATAGCAAGCGCAATTAATCGGTTTGGATTATTCCAAGGTTCCTCTGTCTTTGCATTAGCTTTTAAAAGAAAGTTTTTATAAGATATACGCCGAGTTTCCTCGAATAACACCTCAATTATAAACGGCTTTCCGGTGTCGGGTAGTTCAGTGGAAAAGGCGACATGATACATAGTATTACGGCCTTGCTGCATTATGCATATAAGGTGAAAGCCGGGCAGCTTCGGCGTTGCGTAATAAGCCTTTATTTGATCCTGCATTTCCAGTTCTTGCCCCGGATTGAAATAAGCCTTTAGTTGTTCTGGTTGTAGGTTAATCATAGTGCTATTTTAATTCCATTATCATTTTTCTTACCTCCGCCTGCGTACGCATATTGTAATCAACACCTTGCAGGAAACCGCTGCCTTTGTGGACGCGGTGGTAGTATTGCATGCCAGGGACAATCCAAAATCTACCACCGGCTTTTAAATGGTTATAATTGTGCCAAATTGTGTCGCTGGCTATGTGCGTTGGGTTGAACTGGTATATCTTCAGATAGGTATCACGATGAACTATGTAGTTGCAGGTGTTAAGAAGGCAATTAAAGTCGTCGTGTTTTATTTCTACCCTTGCTTCTGAGCTTCCATATATTCCTGCCCTATAAATATGTCTTGAACCACCACCTCCTTGCCTATAAGCCCTGTAATCAAAATCCGGTTTAGCGAAATCAGGGCAAAATATATACCTTTCTTTTTCTTTTATTATCTCCATTGCCCCGCCCGCGTAATTGAAAAACGCATCCAAATAATCTTTCCCAATCACATTATCGCTGTCAAAAATAATACACCACTCATTTGATGCATAGCTAATCGCATCAGCTTTATTCCTGCTCATACCTCTGTTCTGCGCCTGGTGGTAAACTTTCACCTTCCCGCCGGCCAAGCCATTAACCTTCTCTTTTATGCCGGGCTCAGTGCTGCAATCGTCAACAATTATTATTTCTGAGATCCGTGTATCGTCAATCACCTGGGCGTAGGATTCTTTAAGTAGTTCGAACCTATTAAATGTTGTTATGCAGAGGGATAAATTCATTTCTGATTATTATAGGTGAAATCCCAAATAAATGTCTTTGGTGTTCTCAAGAACCTTCTTGTGCTAGTCATATCAGGGTGACTATAAGCATCAATAGTTTGCGTAAGAATCCAGTTTATAAGTAATATGCATAGGAGATATTTGAAAAAACGCTTCATTTCTTATCCTCCTTTTCATTTTCCTTATTACAGCGTTCGTTATCCCGGATAATCTTATAAACAGTTTGCTCTATCCCAAACCGGCCAATATTTCGGTGGGCCTTTACTTTATGCTGTTCCCGTAATAATATCTGAAAAATATCACTAGGGATGTTCCTCAATGTGATGGATTTAGCCATTTAACTACACCAATTTGATGCAAAATACTGAAGTTATAGAATTTTCAATCAAAAATGAAAATATAATTTTACTGTAATAATTAATTGCAATCCCAATTATGTATTTCACTTCCTCATATCTCAGAGTAGTTTCTCCGGTTACAGAAGATGGCAATAGGCCAAAAATTGTAAACGGCATGCCTGTTTATAAAGAAACAGCGCTGCCGCTGTCTGCAAAAAAGATGCTGATGGAGCAGAACCGGAATCTGCCTCAACACCTGCGTAAGACAATTGAGGAGGTACATAATAACGATGTGCAACCGGTTGTAACGAACGAATCGGTAAAAAATACTGATCGCAAGAAGCCGGGGCCAAAGCCTAAATCATTTCAAAAATGAAATTGAATAACATTTTATACTGCCGTACCTGCGGTGGTGGAACGAAACCAAGGCCGAAGCCTTCCAAACCCAGACGTTAAACTATAATTATGCCCAAAACAGCAGCAGATTTTTTGAAAGAATTGGCAATTAAAGCCGGTGTTAAGATTGATGACGAAGCAATTAAACCATTGTTGGCCGCCCCTGAGTTGGCTAATATCAGCATTCCTGATGCATTAATTACCGGTATTGACAACGGCCTGCTTTCGCTTGATGCTGCTAAAAACAATCACTCAGCAATTAAGGGGCATTATTTCAGTCAGGCGTATGACGGTTTGGATAAGGAATTGACCAGGTTTATTGACGATAACAAACTGCCGGATGAAATCAAAAATGAAATCCTGGCCGAAAAGAGTTCGACCAAACGCGCAGTTCTGCTTGCTGCCAAAATAAAAGATCTGGAAGAAAAGAAAGCGAACAGCGGTAAAGGCGAAAAGGATTCACTGCAGCAGCAGATCAATGAACTGAATAGCCAGTTACGCACCGAAAAGGACAAAGAAGCCGGCATCCGTGCTGAGTACGAAAAGAAGCTGAAGGATAAAGACATGTCCTATGCGCTACGCAATATTCTTGGCGGCTACAAAACAATATATGACGAATTGGACGGAGAGGTGAAAGATATCACTTTGAAAGCCATTATCAATAAATCATTAAACGCGGATGCTGCGGAATTCACCGTAGACGAATCCGGACAACTTGCATTACGAAAAAAAGACGGTTCAAATTTCTTCGGCGAGGACAACCGTTTGCTCACTCCTAAGAGCTATCTCGACAAAATAATGTCCCGCGACAAAATTCTCAAAGTATCTGACCAAAACCAGAACCAGAATCAAAATGGGAATGGTAACGGTGCCAGGAATCATGTAAACAACAACGGCAATCAACAGCGCCAAAACCAGAACCAGAATCAAAATGGGAATGGCAATGGGAATGCTGTAAACCACGCGTTATCGTCTTTAGCAGATCAGGCCTTAGCGGATCTCGAGAAGCCGAGCGTGATGTAACTCATTTACTCATCATTTAATTTATTGTTATATGGCAAATGGTTTTTGCCCTAGCCTCCTTAAGCATATTAAGGAGATAGCTGGTAATAATGCACCGGGCTCAAAGATGCATGTTACCGGTTTCCTCGCGATGTTGTTTTGTTGCGCAAATAGCTCGGTGTCCCCACTGAACGAATCTTACCAGGGAGGTCATCAGCGCAGCATGGTAGTTAAATATCGTCGTCGGCCAACGGTTTCGGACGTGCAAACTACCGACGATTGCACCATCAATGCGCAGCCCGGTTATCTCGAATGGAATGTGCCGGCGCTATCACATGCGCAGTACTCCTTTCATATCAGCGATGATCAGGTAAGCCGGTATTGCGAAGATGCCAGCCGGATGGTATCGGTGGGGCAACCTGCTACCCAGGCGATGCAGGAAGTGTACGACCTGGTTGTAGAAGGCGCCAACGTTGTTTTGAAGAAGATCAATCAGGTTTTGGTTACCGCGATGGCTACTGAATTCGGCGTGAATGTGGCCAATGGTAGCGCTTCCGGAAAAGTGATCAACATCAACCAGGATGGCAGCAAGGTTATTCTTGATAACGGCATCGTTGATATGATGCAGGATCTTCAGGAAAACGAAATCTGCGGAGAGCCTTGTATCGTGGGTGGCGGCTTGTTCGCGGCCTACGAGAAAGCCCAGGCGCTCGCATGTTGCAATGCTGCCGGTATTGATACCAGTAAAGTTGGTCTCCCTCGCTTCTTCTTCGATAAAGACACGCAAAGTATCTGGGGTAACAATGCCATTGGCGTGTTCGCTCCTGGAAGCGTGAAGTTTATCGGCCGTAACAAATACGTGGGCGCTTTTGCTGGTCAGAAGCCCGGTGGAAGCATATTCACAACATTACCGTTGCCTGTGCAGGAATTCGGTTGTCCCGATGACTGTTTGAATGATCTGAGAATGGATCTGCAGCTGAAGTACTACGATTGCCGAACTGAAATTTCAGAAGGGGTATTCGTAGATCGCGGATGGCAGGGCATCATCAGTAAAGACTACGCGTTGTGGGTTCAGCCCGACAACGGCTATGATACCGGTGATGAACTGGAAGGCACCAATGGTACGCTGAAGTACTTCATCGGAAACACTGCCTACAATGGTCCTGCTTACGCTTATCCTGTTTAGTCTTTTTTGGGTTTGTAATTATACGGGGGAGAAATCCCCCTTTCTATAATGCTTACATGCTTTATTGACTATATCGGCCTTTCGTATTGTGCTGGTGTTTATGAACAGCCTGGCAGTGGGCTTTATTTGAATAGCATGCCCGGAATCAGTATCGAAAGCATTGATAAAATCGCAGACAGCGAACAAATCACTTACCTGGGAGTTTGGGCAGACGTTCAGCAATCCGCCGTTGCACAATTTAGGATTGATGTAATGTCCGAGTTGAATAAATGTTTCAAGCTGGAACGTGGGTGTGATTACGATACACTGATCTGCGACAATATTGAAACGCTGGTTCAGGCATGGAAGTATTGCCTAGGCGCATGGTTGATGATTTTCAGACTTACATCTTCAAGGCTTAATCGGTTTACCACAATTGATTCAAAGCAGGCTGAAGAACTTAAAACATTCTATCAGGTAGAGTATGAAAAAGCATTAAAACAAGCTGTATTACTCATGGATACTTCAGAATGCTGCATGCAGTGCGCTGGAAATCCTGAAACAGTTACTTGGTTGCCATGACGATAAAGTCAAATATCAAAGTTGTAAGTGGCCGGATAAAGCAGCAGTTGGAGCAATTAAAGAATAAGGATTATTTACTTCGACCTGTTGCATTAGAGGTGATCCCATTGATGACCGAAAGAATACATCAAAATGGACAAGGTTCGGATGGAGGTCAAATCGGAACATACAATAATGCATATCTAAGACTTCGGCAGGCAAAATATAAACGGGATTCAGGTAATAAGGTCATCGTTAGTCTTACGCGTCAACTTGAAAACGATTGGTCGGTGATCGCTACACAAAACGGTTACGGGATAGGGTTTACGAATCCATTCAATTTGCAAAAGGCAAGATGGGTAGAAGGGAATAAGGGTAAGGTAATATTTAACCTTTCTCAGTCCGAGCAGAAATATGCGGTAGATCGAATTAACGAACTCATTTCAGATGCACTCAATTCGTGACATAGTAAAGGAATTAAATGGCTCTTTAACCTGGTTGCCATCAGGAAGCGAGGCCAATGGAATTGCTGAACTATTATCACGTGATGAAGTAACCATTCCGGTAATAAATGAAAGGTACGTTGGCATTGATGACGTTTACCCGGTTCGAATTTATCATAGACTTAATTCCATGACCAGCGCAATTAAGGCAGGAACAGGAGCAGGGAGAAGCGTTGGCGATCAGGTAAACACCTATCAGTTATCGATGGTGGTTTTTTTGGACAAACAAAAAGCTAAAATGTATCCTGACGAGTTCTTGTTATTTGCTCAAGCTAATACTCCGGAAAGGTTCTCGGTCATTCCTTACAAGTCTGTAATTGCAACATTCACAAACTCTGTTTTTGACAGCCTGTCAGTGTATAAACAGGAATACATATCCAGCGACACTTACAAACTGAAAGAAGATCAGTTCTTCTTTAAAATAAATTATTCAATCGAAACAACTTTTTCAAAGGGGTGCTTTAAAAAGTGCCCATAAATTTTAACTTATGGCAGTTTATTATCCCTCTGATTGCGAAGTAGAAATCCCTGATCATATATGCGATCCATGCGAAGCTCGCGAAAAAGGTCGTGTAGGCGATGTTGCGTTTATTAAAGACTCATTTGAATTTACTGACCCTTCGAACCCAACCGAATGGCAAACAGGTATCAACAACCGTGATATACTGGTAATACCAGGTGTGCTGGGTTCGTTCGATGGTGGTTCTGAAGTACTTGGCGCCGGTTATGGTCGACAAAGCGAAAGCTTTATTGGCTACAACTTCACTAGCAACTTCAAGGACCCGAATTATAAAAGCAACTGCGAGTTCTACAATCTGTTAAAGAACAGTAAAAATTACCGGTACGCTTTCAAGACCGAAACGCAAATACATATCACGAACAACCCTGTTGTAGTAATTCCAAAGAACCCAGTAACCGAAGATCTTAACTCGGACGTTGTATGGGACGTGCTCGTTAAATGGGCCGACAAGGATGTGCCATGTCCCTTTGACGAACCCGCTGGAATCTTCGAATGTTTCACAGTTGCACCATAATTAACAATGACATCCTGACAATATGAAAAGGATAATAATGTTTGTGCTGCTTTTCGCAGCCTTGAAAGTAGCCGGCCAGACAACCGGCTACTTACGTTTTGATACGGTTAAGATAATGAAGCAAAACGGAACTTGTGAGCTTTACGTTATCAATAAGACAAAGGATAGCCTCGGGTTGCTTACAAACGTAGGTGGCGGGTTAACAAGATTCATAAGATCAAAGGTTCTTAATGATAGCACTATTGTGATTGGTCTTGACACCTTGGTGATACCAGGGGCTGGTGGAGGCGGCACTTCCGTTACCCTCAACAACATCGGCACCGGTTACGCTCTCCTTGCAACACCAGGTGGCAATTTTAAGCGAATCAATCCGGGGTATGGTGTAGATATAGACAGTACCACAACAGCCAATACGATAACAATCAAAGCCGACACTTCCGAACTCGTCACGCCCTCGGATTTGGCAGACGCAATTGCCGGCGCGGGCGGCACTTTGCAGGAGACGATGGATTTGGGTAATGTGACTGATCGTATGTATGTATTCGATAGTGTATCGACTGCAGCCGACGGCGATGCAAAAGGCGGTTACTTTATGGAGGTGAAGCCATTGGATCGCACTGGTGATCCGCCGCCATTACTGTTTGGCTTAGGCGCTACCAAGTTCGGCGGGGTAACGCGCAGGGATAACGTTTTTCATATGGGCTGGAATATAAATAGCGGCGGCGGTCAATACCAGGTAGGTGAACCGGGCATCGGCGAAAGCTGGGAGCATACCTATATACCAACCGTCGGCGATACAATTGATGCAGAGAAACACGAGTTCTATATAACGAGAGCGGGTATTCAAAAAAGGTTAAGTAGTTATACAATCCGGGATGCGGGAAGCTATGACTTCTACCATACTGTTTCAAGGCTATACCTTAAATCACCGGCGGATGATCGCGTTTATTTCAGCACTCAACCTTCTATAACAGGTGCGGGTAGTAGCTGGAATTTAACAGAGACAAAAGGATTCGGGTTAGTGTATGATTCCACGGTAGGCGTAACGGGGACATTAGCCGGAACGGTATCAAGTGGTACCAGAACCTTTTCATTGATGGGATTCGATGCGGCGATTATACCCACAATGGACATTGGGCCATCGGAAATTCGTATTGAAGATGGTATAACGCTCAGATCAGAAAGCAATAACACTACTTTATTAGGTGACCCATCCCGTCGATGGTCAACGGTGTATGGCGTAGACGGAAATTACAGCGGAACACTCAGAGGGTCAACCAGGGTAGTTGCGGGGCCAAGCTCGGTTGGCTTTACTGGTTCTCACTTTAACGTATCGAATAACGCGAATGCCGGAGCCATAGCAACGATAGAAAACAACAGTGCCGGAAATGGTGCATATACCACACAGATATTAGCGCAGGACGTTGGCGGTAATCAATATACCGAGATCATACGATACAATAGCGGCGCATCAGGCAATGTGCCTGGCACCTCTATAGCGCTTGCAGAATCATTTACCATTAACAATTACAGCGGCAGCGCAACGCCTGCGAAACCAATAGGCTTCACCGGTAATTTTCTGTTCTTTGGTTCTGGCAATACATCCACAAATCTCGGCTTTCGCTCGGATGCAACCGGTTTCCGTATCGGGCAGATGAGTACACTGCATAACACTAATACTGCCGCCTTTGAAGTTTCAGGCAGCGTTAAAATCAACCTCGGCAGCGATGCCACCGGTGATATATATTACCGCGACGGAAGCGGAAACTTTGTTCGGCTGGCCGCTGCATCGAACGGTGATGTATTAACGCTGGCAACCGGTGTGCCGTCATGGGCAACTCCTACTATCAGCGCATTGAAAGGAACGACCAACTGGACACCCGGCGTTGTGGGCGCAGGTAGCAGCACATCGACGAGTTTCACGGTAACCGGTGCAGCAGTGGGTGACCCTGTTACAGTTAGCAAGCTGGCGGCATATAGTAACGGTGAAGTATACGATGCATTTGTGTCGGCTACCAATACAGTTACATTACGCGTTCACAATGTATCTACTGGTTCCGCCAACTACTCATCGGCGGCAGACTATAATGTGGTGGTGTTGAAGTATTAAAACTATTGACCCTATCCTATACATTAACCAACCCTGACAAAAGATATGAATGAAGCAGGACGCAGTAAAGAGTATAAAAGCACAGGCATTCGAATGGGTGACAAGGGCATTAATAGCTATTGTTTGTTTTCTTGTCAAGGATATGAGAGAGGATATAAAGCAGATCATGCAAACTGTTCCGGCATTACAGGCGAAGGTTGATATTATGACAGATCAACGCCTAATTGAAAAGCTGCGGGTATACCAGAATGTCCCTATGAAGCCAGAGGAAGAGATCACATATGATTCATTAAAACGAAATTGATATGACACTATCCCTATACCTACAATGCGTTGCGATGTATATTCTCGGGCAAGCAATAGATTTGTTTTTATTTAAGATACCCGAGATCCGCGGACTGTATGCGAAGGCAAACGAGGACTTTAGTTGGAACCGTTATTGGCGTTCTGACTGGAATACTATTATCGGCACCCAGTTAATCGGGGCGGTTCTGGTTATTGGCCTCGACCAGTTGACCCACTGGAAACCGGTTATAGTGGATTATACCAAATGGTTCTTTTGTGGTTTCGGCGCATGGGGCTCATCAATAGTTGTGTCGAAAGGTAGCGCGGCAAAGAAATATATTATGAACATCATTGACCACAAGACCAACGTGGCCGATGGTGTGACCAAAAAAGACGGCGAATGAAAAAGTATAATTTGTTAATAATAACACTTTTTGCCGCAGGGGTATTTCTCCTGCTCTACTTCCTCCTACGCGATAAGCCACTGCCCGACAGCCACAACGACGATTATAGCCGGGTGGTCGCGGAGAATAAAGCATTCAAGGAGAATGAGGCGACAACGCTACTTTATATCAAGACACTGATTGAATCAGCGAAGGCAAAGGATAGTGTTATTGCTGCGTTAAAGGCCGAGAAAAAGGCAACGCAAATTCAGGCAGACAAATACGCAGCTACTTCAACCAGGCTGGCTAAAGAGGTTAAGGAGCTGCGCAGAGGCGACACGTCGGAATTCGCGCATAAGTGCGACAGCCTCGCCGAACAGGCGCAGAGTTTTGCCTTCTTATACGAGCAATATAAAAGTTATAGCGATAGTTTAACCGGTATTATGGACAGCCAGAACGAGGACTATATAACCGCACTCGAAGCCCGGCGCAAGCTATACGATGAACTGAAGCGGCAATATGACGCACTGATGGAAGCATACAAGACTTTGTTTGCTGATTATACTGCAGCGCGCAAGACGATCAAAAGGGAGAAGTTAAAAACCAAAATAGCGGCGCTGCTCGGGTTAGTAGGCGGGGCGGCTGCGGTGTTGAAATGACGGCGCAATTTTACGCCATGAGATTTAATACTCTTTGAAAATTCTTTTTTAAAATCGGTTATTATGAATCATGGTCTTTCTAAACACCCTTTATACAAAGTGCACAGCTCTATGATACAAAGGTGTTATAACCCGATCTATAAGGGATATGAAAATTATGGAGCAAGGGGTATTAATGTATGTGATGAATGGAGATATGGTTTTATAAAATTTTACACATGGGCTATTAATAACGGATGGGCGAAAGGATTAACGTTAGACAGGATAGATAATAACAAAGGGTATAGTCCGAATAACTGTCGGTATGTTACTTACACTACGAACCTAAGGAACAGGCGAAGCAATTTCTTAATTACAAAGGATGGGGAAACTAAATGCGTGCAGGCATGGGCTGACATCCTCGGGCTAACCGCTCCGGCCTTAAAAGCAAGAATTAAGCGGGGGCTTCCCGTAGAAAAAGTATTATATAATGGTAAGTATAAGCAAACAGGAAGAAGAAAAAAAATTATTAGTTAACGAAAACAATTTATATGAACTCAGACTTAAAGTTTTTTCTTATCGGCATCATAGGCGGTTTAATCACTTTATTCCTGCCGGTTATTGTATGGAACGTGTGGTTTCTCGATTACATAGACCAGCATGGCAAGTTTTGGGCATGGGTATTAGCGCCGGTTTTCGCGTTAGTGTCTGCAGCCATCTTTGCAGGCGCATACAATGCGAGAAAGCCGTTGACGGGAAAAGGTCGCGAAGGGCAACAGCTTAACCCGTTTTGGGCATGGGGTGGCATTGCGCTGGTAGTTGAAATATTCATAGTCGCATTGTCGAACTCATGATCTTCCGCATCCCATCCGGTAAACACCGCGCTCGGCCCTGGCGACCATGGTTATGGTGGGCAAAGACTTCATTCACATGGGTGGTGAAGTTCGATGAATCATGCCGGTATGATCTACAGAATGACGATCAATTCGACACAAACAAGCTCGTCGGCATTGGTTACCTGCCGCATCATCATAAGAACTCCGCACGTTTCAGCTGGCGGTATTGGACGGAACGCAGGGAGATCGAGATAAGCGCTTATTGTTATGTCAATGGTAGGCGGGTGATTCAGCATGTGGGCTTTTGCGAGATCGGCAAGGAGTACGTGATGAAGTTGAAAGTGCTAGCGACCTGTTACTATTTCGAGGTGTTGGAGGTTGGGCAAACAGTACCGGCGGGCTCGGCATTCGTCGATCATTACCATGAAAAGCGGTTGTGTTACCGGTTGGCTCCGTACTTTGGCGGAACCAGTTCAGCCCCGCATACAATTGCAATTAAAATTGAGAAAGTATGATCATTACCAACAACTACTTGCCTGATCGCAAGTATTGCGCCTTTGCGGCTGAAGAAGAGGCGAGCGACTATACTAAATGGCCTGACGAAAACGGCGCTACTCCGCGGGACATGAGTTTGGGGTATATTGATCTTGAAGGCTTCGGCCGACTACATGTGTACCCTTTGCAATTATTTAAAGATAAATTGAAACAAAAGCGATGGCAGACTTCAAAACGGCTTACAAAATAACAATGGCCCATGAAGGCGGGTATGCAAACCACGTCAACGACACCGGCGGCGAAACCTGGAAAGGGATTGCACGTAAGAAGCACCCCGACTGGCCTGGCTGGGTATTGGTTGACAAGGCGAAGCAAGGCGACTTCCCGGCGAACCTGCATAGCATAGCAGGCCTGCAGGATCTCGTTGAATCGTTTTACAAGGTCAAATTTTGGGATCACCTGAAACTCGATCAGGTGAATAATCAGAAGATTGCCAATGAACTATTCGACACGTCCGTCAACATGGGGCAGGGGGTAGCGGCATTGTTCTTGCAGCGCTCGTTAAACGTGTCAAATCGAAACGGCAAAGATTACCCCGACTTGCAGGTTGATGGCAACATTGGGCCTGTAACGATTACCACACTGAATGGCCATCCCCGGCAGGAGCAGGTGTATAAACTATTGAACGCGCTGCAGGGCGCAAAGTACATTGGAATTTGTGAGGCGAATCCAAGTCAGGAGATATTTTTGACGAGCTGGTTGAGTAGGGTGGGGCTCTAATATTTCCTCTAATAAATCTCTAATAACCTCTAATATTTTTTTTAACCCGCAGTAGCGGACTGGGTGCCCCGGCGAAAGTCGGGGCTTTATTGTTAATGTCGGAACCGGCGGGCTCCCATTTCAACAAGCTCGACCATTGTTTGAAAGTCCGTTTCAACTACAGCGCCGGGCTTCGGCTTCTCTTTCAACTGATAGAAAAACTTTTCTCTGACAACATCTTCAAATACGGACATATCATACTCGTTATCGTTCTTGATCCCCAGCAACCGGTTCGTAATAACCTTTTCATTGCACCACTCCTTGACAGCTAATTGCAATCGTTTCAGCCAGTCTATTTCTCCCTTCAGTTCGGGGTCGATTATTTCGAGTATTCGATCAATGTCTGTTACAATAAGATGCCCATCAAGCGGGTTCTTAAGTTTAACCATTTGGGTTATGCGGCCCGTATACGATCGAACAAACCCTTTATACTTACCTGATTGGCCGTCTTTAATTATGTCATGTACTTTTTGTTCTGCGACTGTCATACTCTTTCGCCCACCGGCGTGTTTTTTTAATGTGAACTATCATACATCTTCCCCCACAATCTCACCTCTGCCGTCAACCGCTTCAGCATGAACTCGATATTAGTAAACTCAGCCCGGTTGGTTGCATCGAGGTTAGCGCTTATCAGCACCTCAATATCCCGCCCCAACTGCGTTATCTTCTCAGGACTACCCGCTACGCTCATTTCTTTTTGAACGTCGTCCCAGGTCATTGATGATAATTTTTTGCCCATAGAATGCTAAGGTAGTGGATGATGGCGGGGTGGATTTACGGGAAACCGGAATTGCTATCCGGCGTGGTTAATTTTTTATTCTTACAAAGATCGCTGTAAACCCGTTCTTGTTGTGATAATAGCAGGTGTCCTTTCGGTATACATAACTGTCTTTACCTTGTTGGTATAAGCAAATTGGCGTATCGATATCAACTATACATGTATCCAGCCGCCAGAGCTTTTTACCTGCTTCGGTATCGGGTCTTATTCTTGTGGTGCCGCAAGAAGATATAACAAATGCAAGTATGGCAATCGTGAGTCGTTTCATAATTGGTTAATAAATTCGGTTACCTCCTCTTTCGTATCGCAATACCTCAGTGGATGGCTATCCAAATTATACTCGGCTTCTATTTCAGATAAATACAATGCGTGATTGTGGTCGGCGATAATAAGCCCGTTAACCGTTACGTTCTTACATATATCGCATCTACATGATGTTGCGTTTCGGTAAACCACTTTGCCGATGCGTTCGATAAACCACTTTTCTCTATCCGAATATTCCCTCATCTCCTTCGCCGTTACCGTAGCGGCGGGCGGTTTTATGCTTTTAGTTTTCCAATTGTTTCATTCAACTGCCTTGTTGCGCAAGCTGTCCCAAATGGGAATAAACCCTGCGATATATGCCCACTAGGCAAATGGCTCGCATTGTAATAATTGCCATCCGTATTTGAATGCTCAAACCATTTAATATTTTTCTGATTAAGCACTTCTCCGCAGCGCTCACAGCGTTCGTGGGTAATTTTGGTATTCATCACTCCCGGCCTCCCCGCCGGTTGTTTAATTGAAATTTGTTACTTATGCCGCATTAGTTCAACCTTCTTTACCGCTTTGTCGTACTCGTCGTTTTCGTCGTCGAATAAGCAAACCTCTGCGTAATGAAGATTAGTTTTTTGAAGTTCTTCGGCAGCGGTTTTGACAGATTCGAAAAAGTCAACGTCTGCGTTATCAGTATATATCGACCGAGTGCCAGAGCCTGAAATCTTCGTTGTAATGAGTTTTGACATGGCTTATAGGTTTGTGCCCGAGGGCGGTGAGTTAAATTCCTAAGCCCCGTAGGGCATGGTGCGGTTAAAGATATTAACGGGCTACCATCCATTCCAACTGGCCTACGGCCTCTTTATCATTGCCCGTTACTGTGTATCTTCCGTTATTGTAGTCGATCCGTGCAACTTCTTCGGAGTTGAAAGTAACCTGCAACGATTCGCCTGTAGCCGTTGCGTTATAGCCAGCAGTCCAATCTTTTTTTATTTCAGTAGCCCAGGTTTGGAATTTTTGATTATTCATGACTTTTGTTTTAATTCCTACGGGGCCGAAGCCCCTGGTGCGATTAAAAAACCGGATTAAAGTTTTGCAGTCAAGTATATATAATCTTCGCTACCTGAATCCTTATACGCTTCATAAACTTTTACCTGTTTGCCTTCGCTGTCATTCTCCGCAAAAAGGAAACGAGTCTTAACGTTGCCGGGTAAAGTATCTTCACCCATCTTTTCGTTAAATACTCGCGATGCTTCACTTTGAATACCAACGCTGGCGGTATCAACAGCGAATACATTTTGAAAATGTTTCAGGTCGGCGAGAGTTTGGGGAGTGTTCATAATTGCAAGTTTTTGAGTGATTGATATATCGAAGATAGGTAACGTTTCGTTACGAAACAAATCTATTTTGTCAGATGCTTATTAAATTGATCACGATCAATTAACCTTACATCAAGTTCCTCGATAGTCCATGTTTTAATTCCATACCGGCCGACCATTGTTGTTACCCGCTGAGTGTAGTTCTTCTTATTGTCCCACCCGTTTTCCTTAGCGAGAGTTTTTGCGGTCGCCCATTTCTTTGTATCAATAACAATCTTTGCCATGTGGCAATATAAGAAGTATTTCGCAGCGAAACTAAATAGTTGATAAGGGTCAATTTTATCAACATTGTGGTAATCGTGTGCATAAAAAAATGGCTATATGCTAAGAATATTAGCCGAAATTAGTGGTGCCAAAAAATTCATAAAAATACACCAATGTTAAAATTGTCTATATTGCATGTACAATATCCCTCGGTTTATTTTTTGAATTTTTGGCGCGCCCATAGGTTTCACAACTTGTGGGCTTTTTTATGCCCGGTGTTTTTAAGGTCTTTGACCGGGTGGCAATTGCGCGCCAACAATCTCAAAGTTTCGATGTCAACAAACGCTAACCCGGGCAATGACCCTCAGAGCCGTCAACCCGGTCACAAAGGCAACCAGAAAATTGAGTTCTGTCTTATGTAAAGCGTATATCTGTTTTGCGTATGCGAAAAATATAGAAAATTTGCATTCGCTTAGTACATCTGCTCATTTGGTAGTAATTGCCAGTGATTTTTCTCACTAAGATGTATGAAGGGGTTGGCAGATATAGTTGGCAGGCTAAACCGGTAACAAAGGGGTTGCCAGGGTAGGGCTCTGTTTGTCTCAATACTCCCGCCCCGCCAGCCCATACCACCCATGCCTCACAGACTTAAACCTTCCAGCCTTGGACAGCTTATCCATCAACATCGCCCCGCTGATCTCATTCATTAATTCTTGCCAGTACATTTTTGGATGCAGCTTACCCAGTTCCTCAGCCAGCATGCTGCGCGTGTACGGGCCTTTACCGGCCTCCATAATTTTAACCAGGTCTTTGGCGTAAGGAGATTCGTAGTAGGTGTTTTGTTTCTTGCCGGGCATGGCGCGAAGGTCGGGGAAAATGATTTAAGACCGGTTTTTGTATTAATTATGTAGTAGTAAGGATTATTTAACCGTTTAGAAGTATTTGATAATGAACTTAGTATAAAAGTAGCTTCGAATCCAATCCGGTTCACTTAACGTATTTTATCAAACCCGCTCTAGTGGCGGGTTTTCGCTTAAATGCACGTCTGGTAAAGGTTTCAGCAGAACGCCTCCGCACCACTCCGCACGCCTCGGTCATTAAATATGCCCTTTTTGTATTAGTATTGTAGTAGTAAACCAACTGCCATGAAATACTCCGTCGTGTTGATACTCTACAAACACCAGGCTAATGCCAAAGGCCAATTTCCGATTTATATCCGAATAACCGTTAATCGTCGGCAGTCCTACATATCAACCGGCCACTTCATTGACAAAAAGTTTTGGGATGAAAAAGCTGAACAGGTCCGGCCGGCTCACCTGCAGGCGGCGCTGATCAACCCGGACATCACCAGCCGAAAGCAAGCAATTATCAAGGTCATCGTCGATCACCAGGTCAAGGGGCTGCAGATCACGGCCTCCGCTCTAAAGCTGTTGGTTGCCAACAATACCGACCTGCATAACCTGTTCGACTTTGCGGAGGCGTATCATAAAGAGGTGCATCACAAAAGGAGTGCAGGCACCCACCGGCAGTATAAGAAGTACATGAAGATCATCGAGGACTACCACGGATCTAAGTCCCTGACCTTCGAGGAAATCACCCACGACTACCTGGTGAAATTCGAAGCTGCACTGCGAGCAAAGAACTTCAGCGGTAACTACATTCATAACATCTGGAAGAACTTAAAAGCCCTTTTTAACGCTGCAAAAAAGCGGGGTGTAATTACCAGCTATCCATTCGATACCTACGAGAATCCCGTCTATGAGGCGCCGAGGAAGGATTATTTAACCCTTACCGAGCTTGACGGCCTGGAAAAGATCGCCGATACAACCACCAATGCAACGGTAAGACAAACCGCGACATACTTTTTACTGGGTGCCTATACCGGTCTGCGGGTTTCCGACTGGTATCAGTTCGACTTCAATAAGCACATTAAAGAAAACCGGTTATATATAAGAGCTAAGAAAAACGGCGAATGGGTGACCATGCCGGTGATTGGCAGGCTGGCCCAGCACCTCGACCGCGTGAGGAATTGCAGGCTGAAGATCACAGAGCAGGAGATGAACCGGACGCTGAAGCAATTACTGCCAGGCAAAAAGATTGGGACGCATGGCGGCCGACATTCGTTCGCTATCACAATGTGCGCGGAGCAGGGGATCAGTGCTGAGACATGCGCGGAATTGATGGGTATTACCTTAAAGACATGCGTTGACAACTATTATAAAATTACCAACCGCAAGGTGGATAAAGAGTGTACGACGGCATGGGCTACCTCATCAACCACACCACCGCCTTCCACAGAGCAATAAGAGCAACAATAATCAGCCCGAGGTAGATTTGCTCGCGGTAATGGCGTTTCAATACTCTTCCGTTTTCAAAATCTCTGAATCATCGCCAGGCTTTTCCTGCGTCCAATGTAGCACAGATCCCTGCATACCGCCACCAGGATCAATTACTACACAATACCACGTTCCACCGAGCCTGCGGCGAGCAAACTTGAAGTCGATAAAAAGGTTTAATAAGAATTTCATACTGGAAATTTTAGGGGAATCTCAGTATGAGAGGATGGGGTTATTTCTTAAACATCGGCAACACGACCTATTACTTCAATATCGTCTATACTAACGCCTTGTTTCTCTGCAATCTTTGAAAGTAATTTAATTTGCGCTTCCATATACCGGTTGCGCTTGCTGATCTGGTGTGACCATTGGATGAAATAGTACAATAATGCCACCGCGACTATTGCGACGGCGGTGTAAATCATGAATTGATCTGAGGTCATAATGGTGTAGTTGAGGGTTATTAATAGCGGGATCTCATTATGGGGGTGGGTTACTTTTATTTATTTAAATTATTGATTACTTCGCTTGTTGTCTTTGTGTCAAAAATTGTAAGGAAAGCTCTATGCTTTTCTTCGCATTGTAAGTTATAATATTTGCTTTGTATGGCGGTTGCTGTTATCTTATCACTATCCCAGGAAGTATAAAACGTAATCTCTTTAAGAGTGGACATGCATTGTGCTTCTTTTTCTTCACTTTTCATTTTCCCTTTACCATATTTTTCTTCTATTAAATCGCCAAGCTCGGGTGTGTAGTCACATTTAATATCAAATAAGATATTATTTTTGAACGAAAGAGTAATGTAGCTTACATCTAAGTTGTTAATTTTAATACGGGGAATATTGAAAACTCTGACTCCGTCAACATCTATCGAGTATATCGGACTGCGATTTTTATTTTCTTTATTTGGAACCAATTCCAGTAGAGAATTCTTAATGTCTTTATATTTTGTTTCATCACTTCGATTATCAATAATCTTTATTTTTAGTTTGTTATCTTTTGCATAATTCATTAAATGACCAATTGAATAATCATTGATTTTAAACACATCGATACCGTTAAATATTTCTTGGCATTCTGCATGCTTAATTAATACGGTTGTAAGCAAAAAGGCTATTATTGTTTTCATGTCAGCTTTGATTTAAGTGATTAAATGATAAACCTTTGGTATGCTTGACCGTAATCAATAAAACGCAGATAATCAAGCATGTTAGTTTATTCATAAGCGTTAATAGTTATTGTTTATATAGATATAAATATTTAGCCCATTAGGGTTGAAATGTTAAAATGTGATTATGTGAAAAACCGCTATTTCCAGGCACACAAATTATGTATATCTTAGATATATCATATACCACGAACTGGTAATTGATATAGACTTACCCCTAAACCGATTGGGTATTTATCATACAAAATTGATTTAGGTTAATCTTAAACGTTATTACCTTTATTGGTGTATGGATATTTAAGTTTAAATTTAGCCTATACCCAATAGCAGCCTTTTCCTACTTAATCAAATTCCTAACTACACTAAACCCTGCTGCCATGATTTTGTACCGTTTATATTCGACATAATCCATTACTTTTGCGGCCTTCTACCAGCGAAATAGCTGGTTAATGATATTGGATACTTTAGTTTACCAACGCGGTCTAAACCTGGCAGTTTTAATGCGGAACCGGTAACTACTAGTATGCGCCGATAAGGCGCGGCTGTAGTTGTGGTTTCGCGGGCCTGCCAGGGCCTTGATCGCTACTTCGAAGGCTGCGCCCTTTTTACCTTCTCCCTCAGACACCCAGTATTTGGCGTACATACATATCAACAAACTGCTACTGCCATGAACAACTCATGCACTAAATCTACTTGTCAGACTTGCCAACTTCAACCTTGCCCGTTTTCTGCTGTTCCATCGCGCCTTTTAGAATACGCTTGCCCGATTCTTTCGCAAGAGTGCCAGGAGCATTGCCAACAAGATGATCCAGCGCCTTCATTATCTCTTTATCGTGTTCATTTGAATTACGAACTATTGTGTCAAGAACCGGCGGAATTTCCTTTAAACTAGCTACCATCGGTTTTAAAAGATCATTTATTGTTTGGCGAGTTTCAGCCAACGCATCAAACAATTTATTCTTATCAGCCTTAGCCTCTTCGTGGCTCTCTTCCAATTTGGCTATAAGCCTTTCAGCCATTGCGAGCTGACCGGCTAAGTATGCTGGATCATTAGGATTACTTACATCGTAGTTCGCTTTCCTGTTTGGAACTATATCTAAATTTCCGCTTAGCCATTGTTCTAAAATTGCCGCATCTTCGGTTTTGGGGTTCCCTTTGCCGTCAATCCATTTATAAATACGATAAGAAGGAATGCCTGTTTCTTTAGACATTTTCAAAACAGACATTGATTCCTTTAAAAGTTTATCATTAACCCTCTCTATTAGTTGCATAAATTCAATATTTCGACAAAATGCTAAGATAAATTTGGATAAAGTTCCAAACGGTTTTACATTTGACTTGTGATGCAAAACAAATGTAAAACAAATTATGAGCACTTATACAACTAGCAGGAAAAGCGAAAAGCTGACAGCAGAAGAAAGAAAGGCGCTTAAGCAATATCGCAAAGGGTTTGACACGGAAGTGGAATGTGCTGTATCTATCGGCATTGACAGGCTGGTGCTGAATCGTGTGTTACTGATCGGTTCGGCATCACCTGGCACGGTAGAGAAGATAAGGGCTGCATTAACTGCTGCAGCAAAGTAGTCGCAAAGCAAACAGAAAAGTTTCACCCGCACAACCCTCACCCCATCACTTAACAATATTTTATGTCTGACATCGAAAAGAAGATTGACCGCCTTCTTCGTGAAGTACAGAGCCTGAAGAAGGTGCCAGAGAAATCCACCTGGGTAACCCACGTGTGGATCATGGAGGTGACAGGCTGGAATAAAAGGAAGCTGCAGGCGGCGAGGGAGCAGAAGATCATTGAGTATAAAGAAAGTCCCGGCGGCGGTTACCTCTACAAGTTAGAAAGTATACCCGAACAGTTTATTAAAAAAGTTTCTTAACCCTTAAATAGATATCATGAAAAAACTCTACCCTGTTTTACTCGGCGCATTGATCATCGGCGCTATTTATTTCATCAATTATATCTGTCAGTAATGAGTGACAAAATAACCATCCCGTTCGATGGTCTAAAAGATTCTGAGGTTGATACAACCGGCTCGTTTATGAACATTAACTACGAAACCCTGAGGTTCTTACTAGGGAAAGAGTGCAGGATTGGTAAGGGTGAAAGGATTACGGGCCTTGTTATCACCAATGACAGCATCAAGATTAGAATTGATTCCCCTGTGACAAACCAATAACCCAGATAATAATGAAAGACCATGTATCCGTGCCTTTAAGTGCCGATCAAGCAGCAAAAGCATGCACAAGAATAATGAGTTTATTGAAATAATATTTTAATGCGAAGTAGAGTCCGGTACCGTGTAGTTCCGTTCTGTTAGGTCGCGTGGCGTTTAGCAAAGTAAAGTTTTTTTATATGAAATATCAAGTAACAATTAAAGGATTAACTCCCTACATGCAACATCGAATGGATGATCAGAAGTTAGAACAATGGGAGAAAAACAGAAAGCACATTATTGAACGACCAGAGGTGAGCCACGAAGATGCTGTACGCGCCGAATACCATTGCTACCGAAACAGCGACGGTAAATGTTATATACCGGCAGATCAATTACGAATGGCATTAATCAATGGGGGCGGCTACCTTAAATCTAAAGTTGGCACTAAAACTAAGAGCATGAAAAGCATAATTGCAGCCATGTTCATGGTAACACCAGATGAAATTCTTTTACCGGAGTATGATGTAATTGATAAAAGGTCTGCTGTTAATCGAAACGTAAAAGCAAGGGTAATTACTGTTCGACCCAAATGGACTGAATGGCAGGCAGCTTTTACCCTGGAAATTGGCGAAAAAACAATTACCAAAGAAACAATAACCGAGTTGGTAACAACTACAGGTAACTATGTAGGTATCGGTTCATATAGACCAACCAACAACGGGAGCTTCGGAAGGTTTGAATTAATCGATTTGAAATAATTAGCGTGGAGTGGCGTGCTGTGAACTGGTGTTCAGTTGCGTGACGTGAAGCGGAGTTCTGTTTAGTTCTGTTTAGTTAAGTTAATTTTTATTCATTCAGAAATTGAACTTTTATGACCCCCGCCATCGACCACCCCGACCAGCTCACCGACTACCACCGCCTAAAACAGATCCGTCGCGGTAGTCGCCAGGCGATAGAGGACAGTGCGATAGAAAGCTACCACAAGGCAATTGACGAGGGGATGAGCAGGGAGGAGGCGGAGAGCGAATATTTTAAACAGTTTAATAAAAATAGTCATGGAAAACAAGAACACACCGGCGTTTCCTCTGCCTGTAACGGCAAATGAGGCAGGTATTTATACAACGCTTTCATCGCATGATAACGGCTGCTCGTTCACGGGCCTGAGTAAACGGGAGTACTTCGCTGCTATGGCCTTACAAGGTTTATGCTCTGCTACTGATGCAAATGGCACATGGATGGCAGATGGTGAAATCGCCGATAGTGTTGCAGAAAATGCAGTAAAGCTTGCCGATGCTTTATTGGCTCACCTTTCAACCCCTCAGCCATGAAAACCGTTACCAACACTTTCAAGCTCCACGTTGACCCGTCACTGTACAATTTCAGATGGAGTGAAGCGCAGTACGTTGATGTGACATATAAGGCGGGGATCACAGATAACGGGCATGTAGTCGCTGCGGCAGATGTTTCCGGCCCAATGTACCTGTTAGGCATGATCGCCTGCGCTGGTAAGTGGGTGGAGTTTAACAAGGAAGTGGAGAGCGCAGCGATTGCCAATGCAACGCCCTTGCTGAACAATCAGCACGTAAACCAGACCATAATGGCGGCTCTTGCGCCTCATTTAAAATATTAGCGACGGTTCGGGGCTGGGCTCATGCGGCCCCTTTTTAAAAGCTCTTTAAAATTACCAGATTGAAGTGTCGCAGACACTCAGCCCGGATGTTTCTACATCCAGGTAAAATCTTTCGGTGGCGTACTTGGTTATGAAGTCAGTAGTGCGTCTCATTTCCTCCGTCACCGATTTTAAGTTCTTTAAGATAAAAAAGGCGCGGTGAGCGCTTCGTGGATGCCGAAACGATTAATTCCTTCTGGCAATGGGATAGGCAAGCGAAACGAAGTTAACACCTAAGCATAATTGACCTTGTGTCGTATAAAGGGCGCATTGTAAGAGAATCGATTATGTGAAGCCGCACAACAACACGAAGTACGCCCCTAAGCCGCTCCGGGTAAGTGAGCGGCAAATGCCTCGTAAGAATTGACGGTGATTCACCGGTCTTGTAAACCGGATAAGGGTTTTCGAGTAACCCACGAGGCTCTGAAATAATCCTCACCCAATGGAACTAATATTCTGGTCGTCAGTTGGACTGGCCATAATCGCCCTGATCAGCGTAGTGGTCACAATTATCAAAAGTAGAAAACTCTTAAAACCCTAACGTATGGAAAAGTTAACCCTTGCGTATTCTATCGGCTTCTTTCTGTTCATGCTGGGCCTGTCAATACTTGCGTATTCTTTAAGAAAGGCAGAGTGTGTAGAAGATGAAGCGCAGGACATTCCCGGCAGAGATGATATTGATTACCGTGATATTGATAACTACTGCGAACGCCCATTCATTCCGTATGAGCATTACAATTGATTCGGCAACTGTTATCACCCTTATAATCGGCACCCTGGTTAACATCGCAATAATTCATAATCGATATAAGGTAAGCGATGAAGCGTACAGACAACTCAGAGATGAACGAAGGTAATGCCTTCTATATGATAGTATGGTTGGGAATGTTGATAGCTTTCTATGTGTTTTTGTTCTGTATAGAGTGGGTGATCAACATGGTAAAAAGATAAAGTTTTTGTTTTTCATGGCTATACCAACCGGGTTGTTCTCAGCCTGGTTCTTTAAAAGCACTTATTGGCCCCGGGTTAAACAATAATTGTCACTCAACTTTCATTGCCCCTGGCAGCCAATAGGATCAAGGGGAAGGTTTATGGTTAACGGCCCCGGCCGAGCTGCCGGGGTTATGCGAGGGTGGCGGAACGGTAGACGCACGGTGATAAATGCAGCGAACAACATTATCATCGTAAGCCCTGATCGCTCAGGCATGCGGGTTCAACTCCCGTCCCTCGCACTGGTTTTTCAGCGGATTACATCACAGGGTTACAGTTTTACGTGAGTGATTAATAAAGACTGTAACGCGGGCTGGTAGTCTTGCCGGCCTTCTTTTAAAAAGTCTCTTCTTTCTTCACAATAGGTAACAGGGTACACCGGCGGAGGTTCTGCCGCCGGTTTTTGAAAAGCAAATAACAAATTAGTATATGCGTGATTTAAAGTTCAGGGCTTACATAGATGGCGAAATGGTTATTCTCCCATTTGCGGCTTTACAGTATTTCGATTTCGAAGGAAGCTATGCGATGTCGTTCGTTGTTGATGGGTACGCTGGATTTTGGGGGCACGAACAATACGAGAGTGCTACTAAAGAAAAATGCAAGGGTGCTCCTATCATGCAATACATAGGCTTGAAAGACAAGAACGGTGTTGAGATATACGATGGCGATATCATTAAGAGGACACAACAGATTGATGGAAACTTTGTAAGTCGAATATTCGATACGTATGAAGTGGCCTATAATAGCCAAATCGCTGGCTTTGAATACAAGCCAATAGAAGATAAGCAATATAAGCAGTATACAGTGCGGCCGTTTGGCGGTGAGGAATTGGAAGTCATCGGCAACATTCATCAAAACAAAGAACTTAAAACAGCGTAACACATGCAACAATACTTATTCAGAGGCAAGCGGGTGGATAATGGTGAGTGGGTAACAGGCTGGTTTTACTTTTTTGAAGGAGCCTTTATAAGGCATTGCCACGAAACTTATCACATTGACGAAGGGCGACAAAATTCGTTTACAGATTATGAAGATGTGCCTGAAACCGTTGGCATGTGGACTGGGCTGAAGGATAAGAACAATATTGACATTTATCAGGGCGATATTTATTTAGCAGAGAGGGGATATATGCCAAGTAGGGGTTATAAGAAAAAAGGATATCCTGACCGCATAACCGTTATATGCGTTGTTGAATGGAGTGTTTATGATGCCGGATGGTTTGGCAGAGAAGTGTCACCAATTAAAGACCATGTAGAATTTAGTAAGAATGCCCCTTATGATTATCTGTTCACGTCATTACATGGTTCATCCAATGGAAACGCGGAGTGGATTGAATTAATCAGCAACATCCACGACAACCCCGAACTCATAAAACCCGCCTTAAAGGAAGGCATAATATAGTCATGAAAATTCAAATAAACACTCAGGTCACTGAAACGAAAACGATAGAGGTTACACCCGGTTATTACAGAGGAAACCTGCTAAAGGAGACAGTTTATTATTTAAGCCCAGGCGGCACATTGGTCTACATATCCAAAGTATTGTCTTTTATTACTACACCGGATACATCGTCATACGAAAAAGACATCCAGGAATTGGCAACCCGTTACACCCCTTGCGATAAGTCTGAGTTTGATGCTGTAAAAGATAAATATCTGTGTCATTTAGCGCACTATGTTTCATTCCCCGAGATGTCAACGTCAGTTAAACCCGCCTTAAAGGAAGGCGTTACAAATACAATGTTCGATCCGAATCAACAAGCAGCAGGGCAACAGGAAGCAACAGAGCAAGCCACTGAACAAACCAACGCACAGGAAAGCGCGTCACAAGACCAGGCAATGGAAGTTGCCGAAGAAGGCGGTGTTGAAGGGTAGAAGGTGACCGTGAAGCAGGCCGGGGAAACGCAGCCCCGGCCATTTTAAAACTAAATCATCAAATCATAATCGAGGGTAAAGTTATGCAATTACGTAAATGTGACAAACAACGAGCCGCGTTAAACCCCACACTTTGGACTGATGTTCCAGGCTTTCCCGGTTATGGCGCAAATGAAAGAGGATTTGTTGTGAACCAAATTTCAAAGCGTGTAATTGCTAATACTACATACAAGAATGGGTATGTATATGTGTCAATGCGGGAGAATGGGGAGTTCAAAAATAAGCGCCTTAACAGAATCATCGCCATTACTTTTCACCCTAACCCTGATTCTTTACCCCACGTTAATCATGAAGATGGTGTAAAGGCAAACAACCACGAGGCAAATCTTAAATGGTCAAGCGTGTCAGACAACCTAAAACATGCGTTTCGCAGTAATCTTCGCAAGTCTACGAAGCCACAACTTGGCAAAAGGAACGAATTAAGCGCAAGATCAATACCGGTTAACCAGTTTTCGCTTGATGGGCAATTTGTAAAACTCTGGCCTTCGATTGCTGAAGCTCAAAGGAATGGATTTCAAGTTGCAAATATTTGTAAGGTTTGTAAAGGAGAAAGAAAGAGCCATAAGGGGTTTATTTGGAAATATAAAAACGAGTTATAATGCAAAAGAGCGAATCAATTAAGGGTATTGCGAAAGCCTTGTTATTATTCCATATGAAAGTGGATATAATTAAAAAGGATGCCAACAATCCTTTTTTTAAATCAAAATATGCCAGCCTCTCCAATATTCTTGAAAATATACAAGCACCATTGGCGGAAAGCGGTTTGTCATTTTCTCAAGTACCAACCGGAGAGGGCGGGCTTACAACGATTCTTATGCATGGCGAAACCGGGGAGTTTATAATAGGAGAGTATGTTATGAAGCCATCAAAAAATGACCCTCAAGGGATAGGATCGGCAATAACTTATCAACGACGGTATGCTCTCTGCGCGATACTTGGGCTTAACATAGAGGAAGATGATGACGGAAATAATGCCAGCGGCAAGGCTGAGAAAAAACAAAAAGATGAAGGCAATGAAGATGGGTTGCCTTGGCTGAATGAGGGGACTGATCAATTTAAAGGGGCACTGGAAAAGATGAGGGCCGGTAAAAGTAGCATAGCGGCTTTAAAAAAATACTTCAGGATAAGCAAGGCTACTGAGCAAAAATTAATCGAACAATCAAAACAATAGCAAATGCAACTGCAAACTAAATCAATGTATCACATCCGGGCCGAACACCTCGGCCTGTTAAAAGAGATTGAAGAAGCCGAAGGTGAATTAACTCCCGAAATGGAACAGGCGCTGGCGCTCACTGAAGAAGAGTTTGAGGATAAAGCTGTCAGTTATGGTTTTGTTGTGAAGTCGTTTGAAGATGTGGAGGAGGTACTGGCAAAGGAAATCAAACGCCTAACAGATCTTAAGGCGAAAGCTGCCAAACGAGCTGAGACATTCAAGAACCGGCTCGATGAAGCCATGCGGCAGTTCGGTATCGAGAAGATCGACACCCCCATTCTTAAACTCTCATTCCGTAAATCAAACCCAGTTGAACTGGCAGAGGACTTCGAAGATAAGTTTCTCGAAAATGTGTCCATCGAAATCGTGCCAAAAGAAGGGGCGCCGGCTGAAGTTGCCAGGCTGATCGAATACTTTGATGTAAAGCCCTCTGTCAGTAAGAAGCGAATAGGCGAGGCATTAAAAACCGGGCTAAAGATTCCCGGTGCCGCAACAATCGAGAAAAAGAACCTGCAAATAAAGTGAGTATCAATACTGGTAAAATCTGCCCTTACTGCAATCGACCTACCCAGTACGTAGACAGTAAACGGGTATACACAAAGAGTTACGGAATGATATATCTGTGTGAGCCGTGCGGCGCCTGGGTAGGAGTTCACAAAGGAACAAACAATGCGCTCGGCAGGTTGGCGAACAGAGAGCTAAGGAAATGGAAGAAAGACGCTCACAAGTTCTTTGATCCGCTGTGGCAAAAGAAAATGAAACAAGGTTACAGCAAGACGAAAGCGCGGCACAAGGCATATGAATGGTTAGCGGGTCAGATGGGTTTACCAGTAAAAGATACGCACATCGGTCTATTCGATGTTGATCAATGCAAACGGGTTATTGAAATATGTAAACCATACTATCATGAACCACCTCCAATTTATCACCGACACAGTAAATAGCTACCCTGACCGTCAGGTGATGTTCAATGACGCTATTAAAGTGAAGGCATCCCCGCACATTAGCTTGTTTTCGTGTTACGGTGTATGTGTTCACTCAGGTGCGGTGTTTCTTATGGATGACAGCGGTTATTGGCATGGGCCTTTGCTGGAAAGCCAAGCCAATGCGGAATTGATGATTGCCAGCCTTTATCAACGGTTGAAAGTAATGGCGCCGCCGGTGTCGGTTGTGGTGGCAAAGTATGATGAACAGGTAAACGCAACAATATTCGAATAATGCAAGCAGAATTACAGATTAAACGGGTTGAAGATTGTATGGAGTGGTTGGAGACAGCCGCCGATGGCTACACGGCTTCCCAGTCAATCGCATGGTTGATCGATCAGGTGGGGTTGTTATGCAAGTCCTTGGCATTCGTAAATAACCAAATGGCGGTTGCAAAGAAGTTGCTGAACAAAAAGAAGGTGAGTGCATACAATAACCTGATCGGCAGCACCCTTGCTAACAACGAAACGATCAGCCCGATGCTTGCAAAAGACTATATCAGCGCGAAGGTGGAGCAGGAGCAGTACGATTATGATGTATGTGAGCGTTGTAGCCGGACATTGTTACACACCATCGAGGCATTGCGTACCTGCATCTCGGCCCTGAAGGAGGAGGCTAAAATTTCCAATTACCAATAACCGGGCTTTCCCGGCCCCAACATATCGAATCTTGTGAATACGTATAAAACGAAAACTTAAAACCAAAATAACACTATGCCTAAAGTATTCATGCCAGAACTATCGGCCGAGGAAAGGCTTAATGTCCTTCGCAACAATGCTGACAAAATCGAAACAACTACTTACGAAAAGGAACTTACTCAGGAAGAACTTGACGCTAAGCGTGAGGAATTCGTTGATAATTCCATTTCAGTTAGTAAGCTGGAAGATGAATTGGCCGAAAAAAAGAAGGAGTATAAAAATAAGATTGAGCCGATAAAGCTCATCAACCGCAGCCTTCAGCAGGAAGTAAAGACCAAAAAGAAAGAGGTAAAAGGCCAACTCTTTCACATGGCGAATCATGCCGATTCAATGATGGAGACCTACGATGAAACCGGTGAACTTGTTTCATCCCGCCGTCTGCGTCCAGACGAAAGGCAGGTGCGCATGCAGGTGGTGGATCGCCCCGCCGCAAATCAGTAACCTTTTTAATCCGTCCCTCCAAACTCAATTACTCATTCTTTAATAACTAAAATGGAAAATCTGACATTAAAAGTAGACGGGAATACAAACGAAATTATATTCCGGGAAGGTCAGGCATTGCCGCCTGTAGCACCGAATAAAATCAGTTTATCCGGTGACATCAAATCAGTCTCATCTTTCATTAAAGGGCGCAAAGGCGTCAGTGATGAACTCGGCGGTAAACAGTATATCAACCCCGCCCGTGCTATTGTAGAGGTTGACAAGAAAGCCAGAACAATTATTCTCATGCTCGATCCTGCTGATCCTTATGCAGCAATTGTAAAGGCCAGCATGGAACTAAACCCCGACCTGGTTGCCTTCCACATAAACGACAAAAAGACCTTTAAGCAAAAGGAACTGGTGGATCTGATCAAGTTTTCCCGGCTGGCATTCGATGACGGTGAAAAACACGGCATGTTGCTGAATGCTTACCGGGCTTTCAACGCCAAAGCATACATTGATATGGCGTCCGATTCAGACAACCGTGGCAATAAATCATCATCATTCAACAAGAAAGTTGAAACGAACCTACCCATCGACTTCGTGCTAAATATTCCCATTTTCAAGGGACAAAGCCCGCTGAAGTTCCATGTTGAAATTTGCCTGGAAGTGACAGACGGCGGCTGCAACTTTTGGTTTGAGAGCGTGGAGCTTGCTGAACTGATCGAACTGGAAGGTGAGAAAATCCTGAAGGCGGAACTCGAATCCTGCGCTGACTACGTAGTAATCTGGAAGTAAATAAACGTGACCCAACCCCGTGCACATGACATTAGAGGCGAAAGATAAGCTGATCCGCGACCTGATCAGAGAAAACCCCGACGCAACGATTCGTGACTACCTGGAAATCGTGAAGGAGCTCGAAAGCATAGAGGCGACCGATGCCGTGAGTGTCGATATGGCCGTTAGGAAGCGGTGGGTGAGGTTGAATAATTATGTGTTTTTTTAATCCGACAAAAAAAATACCCCTTTTGTCTTTTGAATTCCCGGGGGGTATAGATTTCCACTTTTAATCCGCGCCCATAAATCCGAATCACATGGGGGAAAGTAACCAAACTTACAGTGAGAAATTAAAAAACGCCAACTGGCAGATGAAGCGCTTGCGGATCTTTGAGCGCGACAAATGTACCTGCCTATCCTGTAATCGCGACTGCCTGAAAGAAGGATTATCGATGCACGTGCATCATATTAAGTACCTACCGAATCTGGAACCGTGGGAGTATGAAGATTGTTATTTGGTGACCTACTGCGAGTTATGCCACAATACCGAACACCTGATCGGCGGGCAGATTAATGAGATACTGATTGAATTGATGCGCGACCACCAGGTATTTATCAAGCCGGTAGCGCAGATATGCACCCTGGTAGAAAAGTGGCCCGAGTTCCACAAAAGGCTAAAAGCGTTTTTGGATGAATCGATGATCGCATATTTAAGAACTGTAAATCCGAATCCAAATGCCTGAAACTGGCTGGATCAAATTACACAGGAGAATGTTGGAATGGGGCTGGTATAAAGATGTGCCAGTATATAAGCTATTCACCCACTTGTTGTTGACAGCTAACCGGGAGCCAAAATCATGGAAAGGAATTAAAATTAAAGCGGGTCAAGTTGTCACAGGTAGACATAGTTTGGCTGAGCAAACAGGGCTAACGGAGCAGCAAGTACGAACAGCAATAGACAAGTTAATATCAACCAACGAAATAACCATATCAGCAACCAACAGAAGTACCTTAATATCAATAGTTAATTGGCAATCTTATCAAGCAATCAACCAGGAAATCAACCAACAGATAACCAACAAGCAACCAACAGATAACCACAAACAAGAAGGAAGAGAATTAGAAGAAGGAAAAGAAGAAAGAGAAAGGCGCACGATTTTTTTTGAAACGAGCGCTACCCTAATTGAGAGCATTCGTATGAGGTGGGGCATTACCCTGGATCAGCTAAACCGGATGCTTGATGACTTTGACCTTCACATTTTAGCGGAAGGCAAAAGTGGAATTACGGACGCAGAGTACCGTAGCTACTTCCACAATTGGGGAGCGAAAAGATATTTGGAATTCAAAGGCAGCACAACTCAAAACGGGATGGTATTCTGATGAAACTGAATTGGGAAAAGTACGGAATTGAAATCAACAAGGTTACCGGTGGCAAAACATTCTGCCCAAAATGTCACGCAAGTAGGAAGCACAAGAAAGACAGGTCTTTGAGCGTGGATAAGGACACCGGCGCCTTCAATTGCCACAATTGCGGTTACCGGGGTTATGCTGTAGACATTGAAAGGCAGAAGAAGGAATACGTCAAACCAGTGCCGCGCCTGGAAAAGTTGAGTGAAAAGCCTCTACAATGGTTCGAACAAGATCGGGGTATATCCAACAATACTCTCCTTCGGTTGAAGATAACGGAAGCAAAAGAGTGGATGCCCCAGTTCGGAAAAGAGGTCGTAACAATCTGCTTCAACTATTTCAGAAACGAGGAACTGGTAAACATTAAGTTCAGAGGCCCTCAGAAGTCGTTTAAGCTCGCAAAAGACGCTGAACTGATATTCTACAACCTTGATTCAATAAACGGGCAGGATGAGGCTGTAATCGTCGAGGGCGAGATTGACTGCCTGACATTGCATGAATGTGGTATCTACAATGCGGTAAGTGTTCCGAACGGCGCCAGCAGAGGCAGCATGAAGCTGGAGTACCTGGATAATTGCTGGCAGGATTTTGAAGGCAAAACTAAAATCATTATTGCTACTGACGGAGATGCACCGGGCTTAGAATTGCGGGAAGAACTAGCCAGGCGATTAGGTAAGGAAAGGTGTTACACAGTTACTTACCCGGAAGGGTGCAAAGATGCAAATGAAGTTCTTTTAAAGTTTGGGAAAGAGAAAGTTGTAGAAGTGTTCAATCAGGCAAAGGAATGGCCTTTAGAGGGAATTATAACGATGGATGAAATGTTCGACACTATCCAAAGCTGGTATGAGAAAGGGTATCCACAAGGCGCCAAAGCCGGAATTACAGGTTTCGATAAGTTGTTGACGTTTGCAACAAAGCAAGTGACTACGATTACCGGCATACCGGGGCATGGTAAGGATGAGTTTACAAACTTGATCTTAGCCAGAACAGCCATCAACTGCGGCTGGAAATGGGGGTGCGCAGATTTTGAGGAAGAACCGGAACAAACCGTAACGAAGCTGGCGGAAAAAATTCATGGTAAATCGTTCGACTTCCGCAAAGATCCATTTCACCGGTTATCTCCTGCCGAATACATGGATGCAATAGGTTTAATTGATCAGCATTTCTTTTTTTACAAAACCGAAGAAATTGATACCGATATAGATTCGCTTCTTGCTCTGGGAGATCGACTGGTGTTGAAGTACGGTATCCGTGGCCTTCGCCTGAACCCGTGGAACTGGATTGAAAACAATACCGGTTTGGATGGTACAGAATATGTCAGCGCCGTTTACACGAAAATTATTAAGTGGGCAAGGAAACGAGATGTGCATGTATTTGTAATCGCCCATACGACGAAGATCGGAAAAGATAAAGGGGGCAAATTTGAGGTGCCGAATCTTTATAATATTTCCGGTTCAGCGCACTTCTACAATAAGACCCACAACGGCATAACGGTTTACCTGGATGTTGCAACCGGTTTTACAACGGTGTATGTGCAGAAAGTAAAGCAAAGTTGGCTAGGTCAAAAGGGATATGTGGTTTTCAAATTCGATACCTACACGAGGAAATACGAATTTATTGAATTACAAACGGTTCACCACTCGCCTAAGCAGGATGAAGATAAGGAGCCGCCGAAAGAATTAGGTTTAGGAAGTTGGCGGCAACTGCCACCTGAACCTGACGATACAAATTATGACGACAATGAACCAGACAACGACCAGCCCTTCTAAACCCTGCACCCGCTGCCGTCTCCCCAGGCCGCTTTCCGACTTCGCGATTCAGCGCGATCAACCGGACAGCAGGCGACCTATGTGCAAGGACTGCGAACGACAAGCCAGGAAGGAGAAGAAGGCGAGGGATGAGGAGTATGGTAAACAATATTTTATGTTTTGAAAATGAAAACCAACCCACCCATAAAAGAACTCACCAAAGCTGTCATCCGCGCTTCGGCGATCAAGGAACTAACCTGGCGCGGTCATGACGTGTGGATCAATAACAACCTCGCCGTCAAAGGTAGGAAGTTCATCGGCAGAAAAGGAGTGCCGGACATTATCGGCATAACCAAAGATGGCCGGTGGGTTGTGGCGGAGGTTAAAACGCTTAATGACCACTTATCAGACGACCAGATAACTTTCCTCAACGATATAAAGAAAGTCGGAGGATTGGCTTATCTGGCGTGTCAGGAGGGGAATCAGGTGGTGTTGAAGGAGTGGGAGGTAAAATAAAAAACACACAATGAAACGGTTTAACGCTATAGAGGACCAATTTATTAAAGATCACTACTTGAGCTTACCAAGTTGTGAGATAGGTCGACTGCTCGACCGACAGGGGCCAACCATTAGGCAACGATATGAATTACTCGGCTTGCAGGTGCCCGCAAAAATAAAAAGAGGGTTTTATAAAGATGCGGGGTTTAAAAAGGGTAACGTTCCGCACAATAAGGGGAAAAGACAAACGGAATGGATGACAAAAGAGGGTATGGCCCGGTTACATGCTACTCAGTATCAAAAGGGAAACAGGCCATGGCATACACATAACCCCCTTGACATTGTAAAATGGGAGAAAGAAGGTAAAGCGGTATTGGTTATATACCTAGACGTAAACAAGCGCATGCCATTACAAAGGTATATATGGGAGCAAAATAATGGCGCCATTCCTCGCGGTCACAAAATAGTTTTCAAAGATCGCAATCCATTTAATTGCAACCTTGATAATCTGGAAATCGTGAGTGATGCCGAGCTAATGATAAGAAACAGCGCCCTCCGTTTTGGCCCTGAAATATTTAAAATTATCCAATTAAGAGGTGCCCTTAACCGCCAAATTAATAAACGCCTTAAACAGTTATCAAATGAAAAATAAAATTAGCGATCTAAGAGATCACATGTTTGCTGCCCTTGAAAGGTTAGGCAACGAAGATCTTACACCAGAGCAAATGAAAACTGAAATAGAAAGAAGTAAAGCTATTTCCGATGTAGGGAAGGTAATCGTTGAATCAGCGAAGGCGCAAATACTTTTTGCCAGATTAACCGGCGAAGGCATTGATGATCCTAAGAAGTTTTTAGAAGACGATGTTAAGAAGCTAGAGCGCCCGCCTGCTATTTATTCAAACAAATCACCGTTAGGTATTGCCAGTGGAGAATAAAGATAAAAAACGATTCCCAACTCTTTGCAGTTGGTGCGCTAACTGTATTAGCGGAAGAGATATTGGGCGGCGCCATCCACTCACTGATCCTCCATCAGGATATTCCACTTATTGCCTAAAAGAGCATTTTGATATCGATGGCATGGACAACTATCCTGATAAAACAGAGTGCCAGGACTATCACCGAGACGAAACCGTAACGCTCGTAGAAATTGAATGGTGGAAGATAGCATGGGCGGCGGCAGAGATTGATAGATTAGAGACTAAGAAAATAATTATGGAAAATTATTCAAACGAAAAACAATGAAAACCTACCTCTCATCCCTCGCCTTAACCCTCATCCTGTCCTTCCTCGCGGACACGCGAATTACCCTTTCCCATTCAGTATAAGTTGCAGTCGCGGCTGGCTGGTGCTGGGAATAATCCTGATCATGTGCGGGTGTATATGCCTGAAAGCACAGTGGTATAGTGATGGACTGAAGAAAGGGGCTGAGATGAATAGAGCTATGATCAAAGAGGTTATTGAAGAGGATAAAATCAAAAACAGTTTATGAAAGTATTGACATTTAGCAGGCAGTTTCCCACCAGGCATCCGAAGGCAGGGCAGCCCACGTACTTCGTTGAAAAGGTATGGAACGGATTCAGGGAAAATTTTGCATTGCCTGAGCAATTCAGGCCGTGGACAGAAAGCTACGTCCCTTTGCTAAAAGGCGATGAATATTTAGAATCAATGGCGATTCGCGATATCAAACACCACACCATCCGCAGTGGCGACCGCTGGAAACCCGGTGAAATGGCAAGCCTGCGTGTGTGGTCTGATAAGCCGTACCGCAGCAAGCAAATTGAGTTCGCGCAGGTGGAGGTAAAGAGGGTGTGGGATATAGTAGTGTATGCTTCCGAATTTACTTTTGAAGTGAAGGTGAATGATGCTCTACAAGACAAAGAAGGGCAGGAACAAGTTGCGCTAAATGACGGCCTTAACCTGATCGACTTCTACAATTGGTTTAGAATTCATCCGAAGAAAAAAGAATTGCTGTTCACCGGCCAGATAATTTGCTGGTCGCCATCCATCGACTACACCCCATCCCTCACCAAAAAAGCATAACAATGAACCTGATTGACTACTTACATTATTACATCGGCTGCGACTACTGGACAAACAACAGTCAGGGCAACCTGAATGCGAAAACGCTGCCTTACATTATTGAAATGTGTGAAAGAAATAAAGGCGTTCAGCTGCATCTCCGCCGGCTGGAAGATATGACTGAGGAGGAGTTTTTTGAAGCGGTAAAAATCGTAGACCCCGACGCAAACAGGGATGATGTGCTACATTACTATCCTTCATTTAAAGCAAATGGGATAAGCCAAATGTCTGTTGCTGAAGGCGACTTTCAAAAGGCGATATATATTGTCCACTACCTCCTGCGCCAACACTTCGATTTGTTCAACCTAATTGATGCGGGTTTGGCCGTAGATCAAAAAACTATTGCACAATGACCCCACACATACACGCAATATCGTCAGCTAAAAAGTACGGCGGCAAGATGGAAGACTACATTCATTTGCACGCAAAGATGGACTGCAGCAAAGGATATTTCCCGGACAACCGGCACCGGGTGCTGACTCATACGATGTTTTGGATTCAGGAGGTTATGGTACCGCTGTTCGGCCATACACTGACAAATTCCGATGGCAAGCTGGTATCGGTTAAAGACATATGCGAGCAGCACATATTGGAAGATTACCGGCACAAATTCATACCGACCCCGCAGGACTTTATTCAGGAAATGGAATTTAAACAGTGGATGCAGAACGGGCGCGGCACACCTGATTCCGCAAAGAAGCTGTACAAAGTAAAGGATACCGATTATTCACATAAAACAATTGATTAAAATGGAACTGATTGAAAAAATTAAATCAGAGATCGCGGCCTTCGATGAAAAGAGAAAGCAACTATGCGAAGAATTGCAAAAGCAGTTTCCTGACTTGTTCAAAGACTTCTTTGCGAAACACGAGTGGGTTGAAAAGTTTCAATGGCGCCAATACACACCCTATTTCAATGATGGCGATGAATGTGTTTTTGGTGTAAGTAACGATTATAGCTCACTTGAAATAAATGGCGTCGATTACTATGATGATTCCGTTTATGGGATTGAGGACAAGAAGGCTGTATATGCTGAACTATCAGATATCCTTCAGTCCGTTCCTGATGAATTCTACAAAGACCTTTTTGGTGATCACATGGAGATAACCGTGAATCGTGATGGAACAATCGAAAAGGAAGAATACGAACACGATTAAAAACTAATCCGTACCCGATTGATAACCTAATAAAAAGCAAACTCATGAAAAAACTCCTCCTTCTCTGGATCTTCTCCGGCTCGCTGGACGGGTTCAGCCAGGTGCCCGATACAGTTTACATGCGCAGGTTCGACCCTGAGCGGTGGGGTATAAAGTCGGCTACCACCCTCGACACCCTCCCCTCCCGTATCCTCATCTCGCATGAACCGCCGGCGTTCACGCACTCGATCGACGGGTATTGTGTGTATAAGGATAATGTATGTACCGGCAAGCATCTGAGGTTCTGGCGTAAGAGATGGATAACGATCGGGCCGGAGTATACTGTGTGGGGGTGTAAGAGGAGGGTAGCGCCATGATACAACTACGAGATAACTTTTTTGCGGCTGAGGTGCCGGAGGAGACAGTTCATTACGAATTGTATAACAAAGAAGATCATCCATTAGCGGTAATGGTCTACTTAAAAGATAAGATGTTCAAACCGGGCCTGCCAGTGCCAATACAAATCGACCCCGGCACATGGCAAATAGTCTGCACGAGTAAGGAGGCGAGGATTAAGGATGTTACTTCAATTATTGAAACTGATGGTGATCTTTTCTTTAAATGCTACCACGGCAATCGGTCCCACATTGATGCTACGGGGTCGTTCAAATGCTTGCTGACTTCAAAAGGATGTGACACAAACAAAAATTGGTTAATACTTAAAAAGCAATAAGTTGAAAAACACTAAACTCAAACCAGGCATCCACTTGCACAAGTCGTACAACTGGAAGCCGATTAAAAAAGGGACAGGCTACCAGGGCAAAACTGAATGGTATTGGAATATAGTTTCTAAGAACGGCCGCATCATAGCGCGATCGAGCGAGACGTATACGCGGAAGGGGAATGCAAAGAAAAGCATATTGGTTGCTGCGGAAATATTCTTAGGTGGGAAGCCTTATGAATTGATTCCATACTACGACCACAGCAAACCAGATTTAGAACTTAAAAGCTATCTGTAATGAGCAACCTAAGTAAAGAAACCCTCACTCGAATTAATGCGGACGCTGACAGGTACGGCTTCGTTGTTCCATACAACGGAAGCAATAAGTTTTACAATGACGATAAAGTTAAGGGATATCAGGAAGGCGCACTACATGAGGCAGAGAGGGCGCAAGACACAATTGACCAAATTGATTGCATTGTAGGGTGGATGGAAAATGGAACCTACAAAAGTAAGTTATTAGGAATACTCGCCAAATACAAGGAGGTAAGCAATGGATAACGAAATTACAGACCTTAAAGAACTGCATTATAAAGTGATGGACTTTATTAAGAAGAACAATTGGGATAAACTAAATAAGCTAATGAGAGATGTTAGGTTTACTCACAACCCAAAGAAGTGTAAAATGGTATTGGTAGCAACGCAAGGGCTAGTTGAAAATACCAATATTTTGGAGGAAAGGTATTTATTATACCAATCCTTTAATCAAGATATAGGGATTGTTATTCTGCCAGTGCAAACAATAAATGACCCCAATATCCCAAATAAGTATAAAATTAAAGCCAATGACCAATAACACACAACCGCAATTACCGGAATACGAACCCGCAATATGCGTACATAAGTTGCCAAATGGATTTTCATCTTGGGCATTTCAATCGGAAGAATCTGGAAGCGGCCCTAATTTTTACCATGATGTGAGCGTGTGCGTATGTAGCCAATGCGGGACAATAAGGGTTGCTGGATTCCGACAAGGAAAGGATGGCAACATGAATAGGTTTACCGAAGAAATAAACATTCATTGTGCTATTGCTATTGACGCAATCATAAAGTATGCAAATTATATTCACGGGGGTGAAGTTTGGGCACGAAGTAAGCAGGACTACGCCGCCCTCCAAGCCAAAGTCGAGCGGTACGAGAAGGAACGATATGAAATGCGGCTGGCCATGCGAATGTTATTGAAGGCGTTCATGCATGTTGAGTTATCAAGAGATCAAGAGAAGTATTATAAACAGGCAGATGCTATATTTAAAAAATACCACGATGTAACTGATGTACTACGCAACGAAGCCCTCGCAGGGGAGAAGGAGGTGGGAGATGGAGGCAATTGAGATCGACAAAATAATTGAGGACTTCGCCAAGAACATAGCAGAAGAAGTAGCAACGAAGCGGTTTTATGAGGTAGAAGAAGTTAAAGCCATCGCAACCACCAGGCTTACATTTGCCCTTACTGAGATATTGAAACAGCAGGTTCTCTCACAGGAAGATAAAAGGGCAGAATTAAGGGCCATATTCAATGACCCGAAAACACCAGCATGGAAACAACGTAAGGTAATGGCTGAGTTAACTCTTCTAAATACTGAAATAAAAAAGGTGAACAAAGCCGTATCAGCAAGGAGGGAATATGACGAATACCAGAAATTGAGATATTTCGTAAGGCAGAAGTTAGGCCAAGATGCGCTAAACGAATTTTATACTGGCCTGCGGCCCGAAAAGGAGGATAAACAATGAACATCGATAAAGAACTAAGACTTTATCTTGGTAAGCGAGTGAAGGAACTACGAAAGTCAGCAGGTGTAAGCCAGGAAGTAGTTGCGGCAATATTAAATATTACTCGAACATCAGTAACCAATATCGAAACTGGTCGTCAGGGACTTACTGCTGAGAATATTGTTACGATGTGTCAACTATTCAAATGCACGCCTAATGATATTTTCCCAAAAATTAACAATGTAGACTTTACAGTAGAGGTTAAAGAAGAGACGATTATGGTGCCGAAGAAAAGGAAAGTTTTCAAGATAACCCCACAACAATAAACAATGCAAAACAACTTACAAGTAGGCGACAAAGTTCGCGTATTGGATCAAGGACTATTGATGCTACAACAGTTTGCGCCTCCGGGAGCGAAACCAAATAACGAAGGCGTTGTTTCTGAAATATTGGAAGATGGTTATTTACTGATCGAATTTCCGATAGGCGACGATGACCCAAAGAAACACAGCCAGGCAGCGCCGTACCCAGCATCTATTTGTGTGAAAATATAAAACAATAACCAACATGGAAAAGAAATACCCGATAGGGGGATATGCGCCGGGGAATTATAACTGTACATGCGCAACGTGCAATACTAGGTTTCATGGCAACAAGCGCGCAGTACAATGCGAGCCATGCGCTGTAGCCGACAAAGAAAGATTTGATGCAATGACTACGGAGGAGCAGAAAGAGTTATTGAGAAGAAATTCAATGATCGCGCATTTAATGTTTGAATACGCTGGCGCAGGGGAACAGATAGTAGCTAACCAGCTTGCTGGTATGTCCCTTGAAGAAGCAACATTTCAGTCCGGGTATTCAGCAGGCCATGACACCGGTTACGAAAGAGGGAAACGGGAAGCAGTGAGGACGGGCCCGAAGTGGGTGAAGGCATCGGAGTTCAAACACGAGGCCGGTATGCCTTACCACGCAAAAGATAGCAGGTCAAAAGGGGCTGGCATGTTCAATAAAGAAGGGGCATTCATATGGGGCGATAGTACCGTAACCTGGCCCAAGGATCAGAATGATTTGCTGATACTTGATGAGAAAGGGTAAGCAAAACAATCGCTATGAAACCGAAACCAAAACAACTGGGTGAACTGGGGATTTCAGAATACTTCCGTAAGAAGGGCTGCAAAACGACCTACCGGACCATAACCCATATGCCGACTCAGCACTGGACTGCACAGACTAAACGCCACTGTCTCAATATGAAAACGAATAAAGCAGAGTATATATTTTGTCGGGAGGAGGTGTTTCCCGTGGAACTAAATATTGAATTTTCAAAATAAATTGAACTTTCAGTATATTTGATGAAAGGAATTCTTATGGAAGAGGTATTCATTCCAATAAATGGCACCGATGGAAAATACGAAATTTCGAATAAAGGGACGGTCAAAAGTCTTTATTTCCATGGAAGGCCACGATTACAGCCCAAACTACTTAAACCCGGTCTTAGTCATGGTTACTGGACCATTGTGATGTCAATTGACAATGTGCGAACAACCGGGTTTATACATAGGCTTATTGCGGAACATTTTATACCTAACCCGCTTGATTATCAGGTAGTAAACCATATTGACGGCAATCGTAAAAATAACGAATTGAATAATTTAGAATGGTGTAGCTATAGCCAAAATTCTCAACACGGTGTCGACTTTATTAGTAATCGCCATGGTGCCAAACATTGTAAGGCAAAATTCAGCGAAGTTGACATTCTGAAAATATTAATTGCTCGTTTCAGGAATGGACAATCTGCTAAAGAAATTGCTTCGCAAATGGATGCATCAGAAGCGACAATTATAAATATTTGTGCGGGCAGAAGATACAAAAAAGAATATGCTAAAATAATGGCTATGTCGAATTATGGGTTAAAGAATGCGATTTAATTATAATTATATAATTAATCTACAATAGATTAAGTAGAAATGGCAAGAAATGGCATTAAGTCAGGTGGGAGAACCAAAGGTACTCCAAATAAAAAAACTGCGGAAGTTTTAGACCGGGTTTCGAAGGTGCTTGCTATTATAGAAACAGATCACCTCGAAAATGATATTAAAAAACTAACAGCTTCACAAAGGGTAACACTTTATTGCGACCTACTAGAATACAAAGCGCCAAAACTCTCACGTACTGAATTCATTGGCGACACTAAGAACGAAACAATAATCCGAATTGTCAGAGATAATACTAAACCTCAAACAACTTCACCAAGGCCAGACTAAGGTGATTAATAACGCAAAGCGGTTTAATGTCCTTTGTTGCGGCAGGCGTTGGGGTAAAACTGCCTTGAGCGAAGATTTGCTATTATCTCCTGATGATGAGTGCAATGGCATTCTCGCGGGCTATCCTGTGGCCTATTTTGCACCTACCTATAAAATGTTGATGGAAGTTTGGAGGGAAATCAACCAAACGCTTCATGGGGTAATTAGAACAAAATCCGAAACTGAAAAACGGATCGAGATTTTCGGCGGCGGGGTAATTGATTTCTGGTCTTTAGACGAACCGGACGTTATTAGGGGGCGAAAATATAAACGGGCAGTTGTAGATGAGGCGGCAATTGTCCGTTATTTACAGGAGGCGTGGATAAGGGTTATAAGGCCAACTTTAACAGATATGCAAGGAGATGCGTGGTTTTTGAGTACTCCTAAAGGCAAGAATAACTATTTCTATGAACAATTCCAGATGCATCAAAAGTTCGATGATTGGACGTCCTGGCAATTACCAACCTCTGACAACCCCTATATTTTGCCATCAGAAATAGAACAAGCCAGGTTGCAATTGGACCCACTAACCTTTGCGCAAGAATACTTGGCAAGTTTCGTCACAGATAACATAAATGCTTGGGCTTACTGCTATAATCCGGAAAAGCATATTGGGAAAACGGAGGTTAAAATATCTGTTGAATTGTTCCTTTCATTCGATTTCAACCGAGACCCGATTACATGTGGAGCATTTCAGCATTATAACGATTGCATATATGGGATTGAACAAATAAAGCTAAGCAACTCAAATATTTATGATTTATGTGATTATATAATCACCAATTATCCAGGGTTTATGTATATAGTTACTGGGGACGCTACAGGGAAGGCCTCCTCTGCTTTGGTGAAAGACAATTTGAATTACTATACAGTTATCAAATCGAGACTCAACTTAGGACCGTCACAATTAAAAGTGCCTACTATTAATCCGTCAATTGAAGAAAACCGGGTTCTGGTAAATTCAATTCTGCATAACAAATCAGTGCTCCTTGATAAAGATAAATGTAAAGGATTAATCTTCGACCTGGAATACGCTGCGGTACTCCCTGACGGTTCTTTAGACAAAACCGACCGGAAAGATCCCACCAAACAGCTTGACGCCCTAGACTGCTTCCGGTATTATTTAAACACTTTCTTTCGCTGGGTATTAAAGCAATAATTTTCAATTCTTTCAATTTAATTTGAAAATACTGTAACTTTAATTCATGAACTGCAATTGCTGTTTCACGGACTACCTCGCCAAATGTAACCTGTCAGTACAGGTTTATGCACAATTGACGCCTTTAACAGATTATACATGGGTGATAACCGACAAATTTGGGAATAAATACCAGGGAGAATTTACAACTGATTCAGACGGATTTTGGCAAATACCGGTTGATGAATTACCGTCCGGGCTACTTACACAGTATTCCGGCGAGTTTACTTTACAGGTCCAAGATACCGGGTGTAAACCCGTGAAGTTCAAGGTTGCTCAGGAATACGACTGTATCAACTTCACTGTTAAAGGCGGCAATTATGAGAAAGATACGCTTGGTTGTGATTTCAGTTGCACGCCTGCGGCAGGCAGTCAAACCCAATTATTTCCGTTTACAAATGACGACGAGATAACTATTGAGTGGACAAGTGGTTTATTGGCATCGTTCGGTAATAGTCCAGTTATTCAGGTTTATCACCTCGTCAGCGGTACAAAGTACCAATTAGTTGATGTTGGAATTCAGGAAGTGTTCACAGATGAAGTATTAACCTCAATAGTAGTTTCAAATGCCGGTCCGGCTACCGGTTATATTTTAGTTTCATGAGTTGCTGCAATCCTCTCATAATACCATTCTTTAATAAATCAACCAGCACGGTCACGTACGGGCCTTCGCTTCAATCTCAATTCGGATCAGCGCCAAATATATCAGTGACTTATTGGGATGGGACGCAGTATGTGGCGGCGGGTATTATGACACAAATCAAATTAAGTGGTTTTCCGGTGACGCAGATTATTGTGGATCATGGTGGCGCTCCCGCGACAGGGTTAATTAAAATTGGGTAAATGATCGAACAAATCATCATAATCGCTTTACTCGTTCTTTCCATCCATTACACGATGCAGCCTGATGAAATATTTGGGAAGCTAGGCGATTGGCTGGAAGATCATTTGCCTGATAAAATCCATCCAGCTGTATTTGCTTGCAATATTTGCATGTGCCCATGGTATGGCTCAATCCTTTATTGGATAATACCCTGGCAGCATGAATTATGGAAATGGCCGGTAGTAATTATTGGGGCGATGGGAGGGAATGTAATTATCAATAAATGGGCGCCGGATAAACAATAATGAATATTGAAGAAATCATAAAAGGGTATGGATTCTACTCGTGTGGCTCCTGCGATTGCGGGGGTATACGTAACGACAAATACCGTAACGGCCCTTTTGTGATCTATATCAGAAAGACGAAAAACCAATTCAAAATAAAACGGAAGAACGAAATAGTTGTTCCATTAAAAAGCTTGAATGATTTGGAGAAAGATCTTCAGAAAACGTTTCAGAAGCCGGTTGCTGGATAATAAGTACAAGGTAATTGAGGCATTCCAACTCGGCGGCACAACTTATTACATGTTTGACCAAACGGCTGAGGTCCCCACTGGCCGAATGTTGGCAGCATTGGCGGTTTATACGGAAATGGAGATGAAGGTTGATAAGGCATATTTGGAACTCCACACGAAGGCGATGGAGAAGCTATTAAGCGATCCAAAGAAGATCAATGTAATGTACATTGCCCAGCTCAATTTAAACCTTAAGGAGCGATTAGAGCTAATGCCTTTGCCGGATTTTGTATACAAGTTGGCCAGTGTGATATTTTTTGACGAGACAGAAAGCCCATACTCCTATTCGTTCGATTATAATGCAAAGAAGATCGAGCAGTGGAAGAAATCTGGCGACACGCTTGATTTTTTTTTGAGCAGGCTATCCAACGAATTGATACCGTCCTTAAAACCTGCCACCGGAAATTCAAAAACGTTTTTTCAGGTAGCGGAACAAGTCGCCGGAATACACCTAACAGATCTTACAAAAATATTGTCGGCAAATCAGTAGATGAACATAACGAGCAAATTCATTGGCTGGCCGACTTTAATCCTTCCCTAATTGATGCGTACAACCGCATGCCACTACCGGAGTATTACTCAATTTTAGATAGTAAAATAGCTTCTCTCAAAAAGAAAATGAAAAAGTAGTGGCAGAAACACAACATAATTTTTTAGCCCTTAGAATTGATAATGGCAGCAACGTTTTAAAGTTCTGGAAACCTATTAAAGGTTATGAAGGGCTTTATGAGATATCGAACCATGGAGAGGTTAAAAGCCTAATGCACAGAAAATTAATGTCTGCCTCGGCGGCATCGAACGGATACCTTATGACAACATTATCAAATAGCGGAACTAAAAAGACCTTCTGCATCCATTCATTAGTCGCATCACATTTTCTCAATAACCCTTTAAGAAAGCCAATTATTAACCATAGGAATGCGATTAAAACAGACAACTACGTTGGCAATCTTGAATGGGCGACGTATTCCGAAAATATAAAGCATGCTTACGCAAATAAATTAAGAAAAGCACCTTCATCTGGTAAGTTCGGCAAGGATCATCATAAGTCTAAACCAGTATTGCAATTTACGAAGGCTGGTGTCTTTATAAACGAATTCGCGAGCATGTCTGATGCTGCTAGAGAATTAGGGATTAGGGTTATGGGAATTCAAGGCGTTTGCTCTGGCGCTGATAAATCATATAAAGGCTTTATCTGGAAATTTAAGTAATTATGGCAGACGTTCAAACGGTAGTTATTGAGTTTGTAACAAATGACGAGCAGCTTGATAGTGCTATCAATAAGCTTGAAAAGACAGGCGCGGTTGACAGTCAATTAGCTAATGCATTTAAGCAAACTACTTCCGAAATATCGAAGCAATCCAATGAAATAAAGAAGGCGGCTGCATCTACGGCTCCATTAAAGAAAAGCCTTGATGATGTTAACAAGGCGACCAAAAGTTTCACCCAAGACTTCATGACAGGGTTCAATGAAGGCGTCATTGAAACGCTGAAAGAGGCCGGTGTAACAGTTGAACAGTTTACCGAGGCCCTTAAAACGGGCCAAACGGAGGTTCAGGAGCCAACGGAAAGTCTTCGGCAACGCCTTAAGAACCTTACTCAGCAGATAGCTGAGATGAAGTTGGCGGGGGACGATGGGACGGACGCGTTTCAAAAGTTAGTAGTAGAAGCCGGCAACATTAAAGATGCAATGGCTGATGCCGGTGCCGAGATAAGGAATGCCGGAAGCGACACCCGCACATTTGACAATCTGTTAGGTTCCGCCCAGGCGGTTGCCGGTGGCTTTGCTGTAGCACAGGGAGCCGTTGCGTTGTTTGGTGAGGAAAATAAGGATCTCGAAAAAACAATGTTGAAGGTTAATGCGGCAATCGCAATCACCCAAGGTCTGCAGAGTATTAGTGCGGCACTGGAAAAAGAGGGCGCGTTATCGTTACTTGCTACCAATATTCAGTTGAAAGTAAAAAATGCGCAGAAGGTTATTGAGAACGGGCTCGAATCAACTTCTATCGTCGTTCGTGGTGGCGCAATAATAGCACAAAAGGCGCTTAACGCAGCTATGGCGGCTAACCCGATTGGCATTGTCGTAGTTGCGCTGGCGGGACTTATAACGTTATTAGGCACCTACGGCAGGAGTGCGGCCGCTGCCAGACAGCAGACGACTAATCTGAATGTCGCACTGGGTCAGGGGGCGAAAGGGTATGAAGCAAGAATTGAGGCTGCGAAGCGAACCGAAGAAGCAGAGATTGCAGGTCTTGAAAATGTCGGTGCTACTGATAGTAAAATAGCAGAAAAAAGACTGGAGAACGAACGGAAAATTGCAAACATCACAAAAGAAAGGCTAGAGGAGCTTAGGCAAGCAAAGGCAAATAACGCTGAAGCTGATCTAGAAAAAAGAAAACAGGTTGACGAAGAAATAAGCAGACTTGAAGATCAGGCAACTACAGATATACTATTCTTAAGCAATCTGGAAGTCCAACAAAAAAAGAAGCTACGCGAAGAAGATTTAAAAAATACAATCGCAGGATTAGAGGTTCAATTATCAAAAGCCGAAGAAGGTAGTAAGAATCAACTGAACATACAAAAACGGCTAATTGCAGCCCGAACTGCGCTGGAGCTTAATGCGGATGGGTTGTTGGCGAACGAACGTGCCGCTATAGCCGAAAGAGGCCGACAGGCCGAAGCTGAAGCCGTTGCGGCAGCAAACAAGAGAGATATTGACAATCAGTTAAAAGCTATAGATACAAAACTGATAAACGTAAAAGAGGGGTCAGAAGAGGAGCTTAATCTTAAAAAACAACAAATAGAGCTACAGACGCAATCTGAATTATCAAATACAAAACTAAGTGAAGATGAGAAAATTAAAATAAAGGAGAACGGCTTCGCAAGACTTCGTAAACTACAAACAGATTATAATAATCAGGTTAGGCGTGAGGCAATTGAAGATCAAATAAGCAGGAATGAAGCTGAAATTCAGTTATTAAAAACAAATGATGAGGCGAAGCTAATACTCCAAATTGCCAATATAGAACTTGCCGCTGCTGCGGAAGTTGATGCAGCAAAAGGAAACTCAGCGAAAATAAAAGAAATAAACGCAAAGCGAGATGCCGATATACTTGGTGTGCGGAAAAAGTTTATTGAGGATGCTGCTCAGTATGAAATCGATATCCGTATTGCTGATAACGGACCAGCGACACGCGCTTTACAACGCATTATTGCAGATGAGAGAAAGGCGTTTATTGCTAGAAAATCCGCCATTAAGCAGTTGGCTGACTTTCAGGTTAGCAATATCGATATCCAATTAAAAGCTCTTGAAGACGAGAAGGAGAAAAAGCTAATCAGTGAAAAAGATTATATATTAAAATACAAACAGCTACAAGACAAGAAAAGGGAGATCACAGAGGAATCAGAAAAGGCAACTACTGATTTAATAAAAGCAGAAACAATAGAAAGGATAGATATAGCTATAAATGTTACCAATCAACTACTTGATCTTTTCCAATCTATAAGTGACACGCAAAGCCAGAAAGAAAACGATCGTATTGAGGGTGAACGGCAAAGGGTTGCGGAACTTTTAGAGGCTGGCGCTATAACCGAAAGGGAAGCAGCGGCGAGAAACAAGCGCATAGATGCCGAAGAAAAGAAAGCGAAAGCCCAACAGGCTCAACGAGAAAAAACTATAGCTGTGTTTCGGGCGTTCCTCGCGATCCCCCAGGCTTTTTTACAAGGCCTTGCACAGGGCGGACCGGTATTAGGCGCCATCTACGCTGCTATTGCCGCGGCTCAGGCTGTTATTGTTGCCGCCAGGCCGCTGCCCAGGTTCGGACATGGTAAAAAAAGCGGATATGAAGGGCCTGCCGAGATTGGCGAAACCGGACCCGAGTTATATGAGCAGAATGGACGGATGTTTCTTGCTGATAAAAAACAAATAGTGTGGTTAAGCGCGAAAGACAAAGTGTATAACCCTACCGAAACGAAACAAATGTTACTACCAGAGGTCGATAAGCAAATAATGCAATGGCAGCCTGCTCCTCAAAACCAAACAGAAATTGATTACGATAAACTCGGCAAGGCCGTAGGGAAACACGTAAATATTCCTGGCTTCAATATAGATGAAGAAGGGTTCAAGATATGGGAGCAGAAGGGGTTAGAGCGTAAAAATTACATGGATAAAAGATACAGCAGCAAATAATGTACTTCGAATTCTACTTAGACGATTTAGAGATAGAGGAGCCACAGGGTTTTTCGGATATGGTATTGACCATGAAGCGGGACGATACCTGGCATGGCATATTCTTCGAGGCTAGTACCTCGGAGCTTGCTTTTTACGGCGTTGCTGCAACATATTTAATAAATATTAAAGAAACGCAAGGATTAAAGGCAAGTGTTACATTCCGCGCATTACAAGCATGTGGAGTATACGAAGAACTCGAAACTATTTTTGAGGGCAGGCTTGATTTTGGGAAGTATTCAGCTACTTGCGGCAACACTTGTCTGGTAAAAGTACCAGTTGAACAAATCGGTTGCCTGATGACTTTACGCAACAGGTATGACCAGAAGGTGGACATTGACAGCACCCTGACCTTTAGTAAGCTGTCCGCACTTCAGCAGTATGATAAGATGAATTTTGAAATGGAGTTGCCGGCCAAGGAACTGCAGGCTGCGGTTGATGGGAGTGTAGGTGTTGATGGATATGATAGTAGCTTAGCATTTGACAATATCGGAGGGTTGACATTCGCAACTATTTATTTACGGCCAGATTATTCGGTAGAAAGATATAACAATATCCAAACAGGTCAATTAATCGGAATTAATAATTGCGTCACGAGTAACGCAGCGGTAACAGACGGTTGCGACGGGCCAATTACACCTCAGTTGTTATTTGAAGATATTATTGAATGTTTCGATGGCAGTTTTGTGTATACATCGAGGTATAAAGGCGAATTGACAATTTCAACAAATCTCAAGCTGTCAACAGTTAAACATAAACTATTCAAATGGGATGCGATCGGCAATATATTCGTAGACCATGATTTAGTCGCTGAAACAACATTGTATACAGGACCCACAGACGGTCCATTAAATATAACATTTGACAACACTTTAACCGGAACGACCACAATTACAGATGGACTCGGTTTTTATTCTGTTATAGAAGTAAGCCTAGTTGTGGAAGGCGGAGACAGTACGATGGATGTACATTTCGATACCAATACGTCAATTGATATTGATGCTATTAAGGCGTGCCCCAGTACAGATGCGAGAGTATACATGGTCAACGAAACATTGAGCAGGGCGGCAGAGGCTATTACGGATAATTGCCTACGGGTTAAATCTGATTACTATGGTCGAACCGACAGCCAACCATATGTGAGCGTAGAAGATGGCTGCGGTTCATTACGGGTATTAACCAGCGGGTTGAAAATACGAAAGGCGCCAAATGCTTCCTTTTTTGCCTCTCTCAAAGAGTTATTTGAAGGGCTTCGTGGGGTTGATAACATTGGCATGGGGATAGAACCAAATCCTTTTATTTCTGGTTTTGATTGGTTGCGTATTGAATCGGTTGAATACTTTTACCAGGATGATGAAATTTTGGCTTTGCCATATGTCCCGGAGGCCGAAATATCAGTTCAAGAACAATTGCATTACAGCTTAATAAGGTCCGGTTACCAAAAATGGGAAGTTGAAAGAATAAACGGTCTCGACGAGCCGAATAGCAACCGGGAGTACAGAACGATATTGACATCAGTTAATAACCCACTTGATATAACCTCTAAGTTTGTAGCAGGTAGTTATCCGATTGAGACCACCAGGCAGCAAAGTTTTGCCACCACAGGCGCTGCAGATACCTCATACGATAATGAGACATTTATTATTTGTGTTGAACGTCAGGCATATACCTTTCGGGTGGAACAAGGCAATATTGATAATGCTTCGAATGTTTTCAGCCCGCAAACATTGTACAATTGGCGGATTAGGCCATACAGCAACTTAATGAGATGGTTTAAGTCAATTGCAAATAGTTATCCCAATATTAACGACTCTGAAAATAAGCTTTACTTCAGTTCCGGTACTGGCAATTTCCTGGCTGCCGGCCAAATTGCTGGCGCTTACCCGACTTGCAAACTAGAAAATGGGGTTAAAGCAGAGAACCGAGATTTAAGTAAGATGGATTTCGTCGATGTCGCCCAGGCAACCCCTTTATGGAAGCCAGACTATGCTACTTTAAAGTATCCTCTTAGCGTATCCGATTATAAAACATTAAAGGCGAACCCATATGGGTATATTTCATTCCAGTGCGGAACAGGGGAGTGGAGAAAAGGCTATATCAAAGATTTGCGCTATCGCCTGAATAAAGGAGAAGCGGATTTTGTACTTAAAATTAAATATTCATAATGTCGTATGGCATAACATCTCCGGCGCAATCATTCGTTCAGTTCTCGGAAACTGGCAAAATAGCTCATTGCGTATTTGACTTGTTAAACTTTTGCTTGCCAGTATTCCAGCCTGATGATGTAGCGTTTCAGTTTATTATTACAGGTAACAGTACAGAAATTGATGCTCTGTGCGGCGTTTATGGAATGCCTGTTGAGGTAGGATTAGTGAGATCGTGTGATGATGCCGATTTCCTTTTAGACTTTACTGGCAATCCCTATAACGATGAGCCGGATATTTATAGGTTAAGCGAAACCCAGTTATTAGTAAACTGGTCGCATGGGGTACCTGGATTTACTGAGGTGGTTGGGTATAATGAGTGTTTTAAAATTCGTGTACAAATTGGAGCGGTTCAGTTTTGTAGTAACTGCTTTGAAAGAACAGCAGACGATTGCTTTACATCGGTAATAGAATACGGATGTGATGACAATTGCTTTGGGTTCAATTACTGTGGGTCTGGGGCTGAGCCAGAAGAAATATCGTGCCAGCCTACAGTTATACCATTTACTAATCTAAGCACATTGTCAATTCCTTATACGGCAAGTTTACAGGCCGCATACGGGGACGTTCCTACGGTTCAGGTATGGGTTAGCGATGGAACAAACCTGGTGAATATGGGCATTACCGCAACGTTCGACACCTATCCGCCGACGATTATCAGCTTTGATTTCGGTGGGCCAGCCAGCGGGATAATTGTAATAAAATAACGACTATGTCTTTTAGAAATAGAATAAGATTGCCTTTTTACGTTACACGGCCGCAGTTCCCGACCGAGAGTAATACGTTCCGGCTTGCAAACGGAACAAGGAAAACACTATCATCCGTTATTAGGAAATTATTCGAAGGAGAAACAGAGAACCTGCCCAGGGAAATACACGAACGTTTTATTATTGCGCTAAAGCATGATGATGTAACAATTGAAGGCAAATATTATTTAGGGGGCGTATCATTAGAAGGAGATTACGAGATTGATTGGATTAAGTTTTTAGACTACCCTTTAGCAAAAGCAGCATTTAAAGTAGATGTAACGCCTTTTAACTATTCAAATGATAATTGTCAAACATGCGAGGAAGCGACGCAGTTAAGCCTTGAAGATGATACAGTGACAGGCGCATATGAATCGCTTGACGAAGGCCAGCAATACGAGTTCAATGTATTCGAGAATGACAGCATTTGTTGCAAGCCGATAACAGCCGAGATCACCACAATTAACCCAATGTTTGTAAGTGCAGCAACGATTGATGCAGCAAGCGGCATTGTGACAATAGATATGCAGGCAGAGCTTCCGTCAGCTACCAATGTTAATTTATTAACATACAGGGTAACATGTCCAAATGGTTCATATGACGAGGCAAATGTTTTCGCTAATGTCTCAGGTACAGCCGAAGAATGTTTAAGTCCGATCAATTTAGAGATTACAAGCATTGGGGAGGCTTCCGCACAAGCCATTTGGCAGGCGCCAATTCCGGCCCCTCCGGAGTATCATTGGGAATTGTACCTGGCCAGCGACCTTCTTACCCCAATTTTTACTGGTAATATTATAGATTTATATGCAGACTTAGAAAGCTTAAGTCCATCTACCGAATACAGATTCTATGTTAGGAGTACCTGTATCGATGGAATCAGCGAATTTATTTATATAAACTTTACTACTAATCCTCCTGCCGATACTGAGTCGTGTGGGCAATATCAAATTTATAATCCAAGCTTCCCGGGCAACTTTTCCATTGTAACCTATATAGACTGCGCGGGCAATGAACAAAATTTACACGTACAGGGCTCTACGTCCGTACTTGTGTGTGCATTACAAACTGAACCGGGAGCCCCTGTTTCGTTGTTCGGATCGGGTGGCGATTTGGAGATAACATATTTTGGCTTATGTTAAACAAACGAGGCATATTATTAATCGCAACCGGACATCCGTATTATGGTCGCATGGCATACAACCTTAGTATGTCAATAAAAGCAATTGATCCGGATTTTCAAATATGCGTTGTGCATAGCGAAAACTCCCTTAATCATCTTGGGTCTCATCAAAGGCGGTTCTTTGATCGAATGATTTTATTACCAGAAGCGAAAGTGAAAGGCTTTGCATGCAAGCTCCATTTGGATGAACTCAGCCCATTCGATGAAACATTATTCCTTGATGCAGATATGGCATGGATGCCCAAGAGGGGCCCAGGCGAATTAATGGATCAATTGTCCGGACATGAATACACTGGCATAACCGAGGGGTACTTTAATGTAGGCTCAAACGATCGCTCAGAGATCAGCAAGAAATACTATTTCTGGGCAGACGTTGATGAGATTGTAAAAAAGTATTCGTTGTCAGGCAAGATTTATCAGTGGCGAAGCGAGGTTGTTTACTTCAAAAAAACAGAAAAGGTCAAAAAGTTCTTTGCCGATGCGCGGAAGATAAATACTAACCATGGTCTGAAAAGTATCATAATGTTTGGCAATCAGATACCGGACGAATTAGGGATCAATATTAGTGCAGCCATTCACGGAATAGAACCGCATCAATACAAATGGATACCTGCGTTATGGCCGCGCTTACATGGCAATAATTCAACATCTTTTGAGGAGGTTTACAACAAGTATTATCTTCTAAGTTGCGGCAGCAATTATGCAACTGGCGATATAAAGAAGCTTTACGATAGAATTATAAAATGTGCGGCGAATAAATTTCAAACGCAACACGTATTTCCGTTGATTGACAAAAAATCATTCATACCAGATAGACAAAAAATGTAACATGGCCTACGAATTACCAGCATACGATAAGTTAAAGCCTTATTTTACTGATAAGCAAACGCATTTTTATTATAAGAAAGCGAATGAAAAATGTCAGGAGTTTGAGCCGCATTCTGACGGTTGTTATCCTGAAGAACTTATTGAGTGCAGGCGCCCAAACGAGCCACTGGAAGTTCAGGAATATCGTAAAAAGATATGGGTGCCTAAAACAAAGCCGACATTCAGCCGGATATTATCAAGCTTAGGCAAAATTCGCCGTAGCTCCGATTGGGCAATTAAATATCCAGAACTAAGTACTTTCACAAGAATACGTGAAGGCGAAAGCCTGGAAGATTATTGCGAAAAAAAATTCCCATACTTTGAATCTGTAACTAACTGGGTATTTTCCGTTGTTCTGAAAAAATACCTAACAGACTCTAATGGGGTTGTTTTAATAATGCCTTTAACAACCGAAATACCGGCAACAGATTTTCTACAACCTTACCCGGTATTGTTTGATTGCTGTGATGTGATTAAATATGAGTATGATGATCATGCAATTTTGAACAATCCGCTTGGTTGTACCTATATAACAAAAAAAGGCGCAATCGAAAACGGGAAATCGTACTATTATGTAGATACTATAGCAATAATCAGATATGATCAGGTGGATGCAAAAGGGAATATGCAGCCATTCCTGGTATATGAACACGACTTAGGGATTTTGCCATGCTTCAAATTAGGTGGTATCGTATGCGAAACGGAAGGACATAACTTCCTTTACGAAAGCCGGATAGCCGGAATTTTGCCAGAAATGGATGAAGCGCTGCGTGAGTATAGTGACCTGCAGGCGGCTAAGGTATTACACATTTACCCCGAACGTTGGGAGTTTACGCAACAAGAATGCTCTTCATGTAAGGGGACAGGGAAAAGGCGAAATACTTCGTGGTATGAAGGATGCGATGCGTCTATACCCACACAAATACCGTGTGACAACGTTGGATGCAATAATGGATATATCGCAGCGGGTCCATATTCTAAATTGCTAATTCGCCCTACTAATAGCATTGAAGGTGGCGGAACAATACCAAACCCTCCTGCCGGCTACGTTGAAAAGGACGTAGAGATAGTGGCACTTATGGAAAAAAGCGTTGAGCAGCACATTTATAATGGTCTAGCAGCAATTAACTTTCAGGACTTGGCGCAGGTTCCTTTGGCAGAGAGCGGCATATCCAAGCAGGTGGACCGGGATGAGCAGAATAATACAATACATGCCATTGCTGAAGATCTGGTTAAGATAATGGATAGCACGTATAAGATAATCGCTTACTACAGATATAAGAATATTTACACTTTCGAGGAGATTGATAAAATGTTGCCACAGATACCAGTACCTGAAAAATATGATCTATTGTCCATCACTAACGTGCAGGCTGAATTAAACTCGGCCAAAACCGGAAAGACAAACCCGGTAATTGTCAATGCAATGGAAATTGATTATGCGAGTAAGCGGTTCAACACTGATGAATCGGTTCGCGACTTGGTTTCCCTTATTTTAAAGCTGGACCCATTGCCAAATATCAGCGAAGATGAAAAGATGGCAAGGTTATCAAATAAAGGGATATTGCAGGAAACGTATATAGTAAGCAGTAATATCAACGAGTTTGTACAGCGTGCAATTGATGAAGATGCGGACTTCCCAGGTAAACCGCTTAAAGATCAAAAGATAAAATTGCTTTCTTATGCGAAAGAAATATCCGGAGCGCTTGATACCGCAAAGGTAATAGTTGGGGATGTAATAAGTGATAAAGTAATTGATGCCCAAATTGAAAAAGTTGCTTAATTGACTTAATGGCCGAATTCAAAGACATACTCGAAAAGATCAACGACTCTATATCGAATATGAATAAACGTATACCGTCTATTCAGAAGGATATCTACGATTCATTTCAGGAAGATTTACGGAAATTGGATCTTCAGGATGGCCGGATAAAAACAACAGTCAAGAAC